ATGGGTAGCGACGCGAGATACCGGCGCATCGCTTCCGACCTGCTGCGGCGCATCAAGGCTGGCGAGTGGGCGCCCGGCGAATCGCTACCGTCTCGCGTCGCCATGGCAACCCAGTACGGCGTGCACGAACAGACCATGCGCCTGGCTTACGTCGAGCTGCGGCGCACCGGGGTCCTGGAAGGCGAGCAGCGCCAGGCCGTCTTCGTGGCGCATCCTCCTGCCATGCGCACGCTTACCAACGCCGACGCACCGTGGCCCTGGGGATCCGAGCTCCTCGATCGAAGCACCGGGCCGGCGTCTGACGAGATCGCCGACCGTCTCGCCGTCCCCGTGGGCGCCGTCGTGCAGCACAGGATGGTTGAGCGTCTCGAGCCCGGCGGAAGAACCGCCATGGTGGTGGAATCGTGGCGAGCCCACGGCGGGCCCCATGTGACCTTTGCGGCGGAGGTGGGCGTAGCGCCCCTGAGCGAGCAGGCGGCCCACGCGCTGGGGCTGCTGGTGGACACGCTGGCCTACCGCGTCACGCGGACGAGGCTGGGTGCGGACGGAAAGCCCGTGGAGACCGCTGATCTGTATCTCCCCCTCGACCGGTGGACGATTCGCTTGCATGGCTAAAATTGCCCGCCGGATTCAGGCGCATGCGCCGCCATCCTGCTTACATCCTGCCTGGCATATGCCACCCTCGGAAGAGCGCGCCCCGCATATATCTGCACACTGCGTTCACACCCCGTGCGAATGAGTCACATTCGTCACGTCCGTCACGCTGGTAGCGCCTGACGCGATGAAACTACGGCCGGTTAGAACCGGAGTCAACCATTCAATTACCGGCCGGTTCCCGCTCCCCCCAGCGCCGCCGCACCAGGAGGAGCGGGGGTCTAGGTGCCGGCATGCTCGGGGCAGGCCCGCGGGAACCAGCGGACCCGTCCTCCGGCACGGCCGGTGCGGCGCTCCCCGAGGTCGACCGCGGTCGCGTTGTCCAGCACGATCCCGCAGTGCACGCAGGCCGTGCCACGCACCTGCTGCTCGGACAGGTCGCCGACCGGCGGGAGAGGGGGGAGGGTGTCGCTCATACCCGTACTCTGCCCTGCCGTCGGGGACGCTTCCACCCGCCTTTCTGGGACGCCTGGGACGTTCCGCCGGTAGCGTCGCCGTACACCGTGCAGACCGTCCTGGGGGATCCGTGAACGTCGCGCTGAGAGACGCCATGACCGGGGCCGGGATGACCCGCTCCAGCCTGGCCCGTAAGGTCGGCGTCGCGGGGAAGACGGTCGACAGATGGCTGGCTTCAGAGGCGCGCGTGCCGCGGGCTGAGGCGCGGGCCGCGGTCGCCGAGGTGTTGGGAGTGAGTGCGGAGATGCTCTGGCCGAAGGCCGTCAGGGATGCGATCAAGACCGGTACCGACCGGGAGGTCATCGCCACCTACGCCTACCGGAACACCTGTCCGCCCACCGTCTGGTCGTCGCTGATCGACGGGGCGAAGCGGCGCATCGTCTTCGCCGGCTACACGAACTACTTCATCTGGCAGGAGCAGCCGAAGGCCGCCGAGCGGCTGCGTGCCAAGGCCGAGGCCGGCGTGCAGGTGCGGTTCTTGGTAGGGGATCCGGAGTCGGAGGTCACCCGGCGGCGTGAGCAGGTCGAGGACAGCCCGCTTACGGTCGGCACCCGCATCCGGATGACGCTGGCCCAGCTGCAGCAGATGGGGCCGCTGCCGGGGCTGGAGGCCCGCTTCTCGGACGACCACATTGCCCTGTCGGCGTTCGTCTTCGACGACGAGATGCTGGTGACGCCGCACATCGCGAACCTCCTCGGGCATGAGTCGCCGATGCTGCACTTGCGCCGGCTGCAAGCGGACGGGCTATTCGACCGGTTCGCGCAGCACGTCGATGCGCTGTGGGAGGGCGGCCGGCCGGTTCCGGGTGTCGGTGGCGGCTCGTAGGATCGGGTGCATGATCCGGTCCGCGGAGGTCGTGAACGAGGAGATCCGGGCGCTGCTGCAGAACAACGGCAGGCCGCTCCCCGAGGACGTCGACCGCTACCACCGGCTCGTCGTCGAGTACGCCGAGGCGCTGCAGGCTGAGCGGGAGCAGGCCGCCTGACACGCCTCCGCCCCACCGGGCGCTGTCCCCTGGGGCGGGGTCCGGTGGGGCGAAGATCGAAAGCACATCACCGACCAGCAGAATCGGTGAGTGTGTGGTGTTCATGACTGTACCGACAGGCGCTGACAATGACCTGCCCCGATCGGCGTAGACTCGAACATGTGTCCGATCTGCCGCCTGACCTCCCCCGCCTCCGCACCCTGGAGACGTGGCTCGTCCTCACCCTGGAGCGCGTCCGGCAGCAGATCACGGCCGCCGAACAGCAGGCCGCCGCAGCGGCTGCCCGCCGGGATCCCCCGCCGCCACCAGACTGGCTCATCGAGCACGGCATCGGCGTCGGCCGCACCCCAGTCCGCGTGCACGTCGGCGGCTGCTGGGACACCCGCTCACGCTGCGCACCGGCAGACCGGGACACCGCACGGCGGGCGCTGGCCGACAACGTGGAGGCTTGCACCCATTGCCGGCCCGACACCGCGCTCGGCGTGCTGGACTAGGCCGGCATCCAGATGCGCCAGGCTGCATCCGGACGGAGCCTGGAAACATGTGGAAGCAAGAACCGCCACCAGGGGGCTGGGGGCGGGGGCCGGGGCAGGGACCGCCATCGCCAGCGGGTCAGGGGTGGGGGACGCCGCCTCCGCCGCGAAGAGGCGCAGCTGGGAGGATCATTGGGTTCTCGTGTCTGGGGGCGCTCACTGTGGTGGCACTGCTACTGATCGGCGGGCTGCTGCTGGGCGGGGGTGGCAATCCGGACCGGCGGCCCGTAGCCCCGGAGTCCAGGCCTGCCGGCACGGAGGCGCCGACGGGGCGCGAAGCGACGGGGCCGAAGGGGGACGTGCAGATCACGGCATGCGGGGTGGATTCGTCAACGGGCTGGCCGAGCGCAGATTTGTTGATCACTAATCGATCCAGCAAGCCGAGCACCTACTTGGTCCACGTCGAGTTCGTCGACGCTGCCGGCAGGAGACTGAGCGAGGCCTACGCCTCCTCAAGTGGCGTCGCACCGGGACAGCAGTCGGCGGTAGAGGCTCAGGGTCTCGACCAAGTCCCAGCCGGTACGGTCTGCCGGATCACGGACGTTACCCGCTTTGCCTCTTGAGCTTCGCCGGTCGTGCTGGCGGCTGCGATGGCGGCTTGGCATGCGACCGCCCGCCGAGTAAGCGCGCGACGACCCTCCCGTGGGGAGCCGGGAGGGCGCCGGGCCCGGGATGGTCAGGACCGGTGGATGCACCGTAAACCCGCAGGCCCCGGCGCGGTAGGCATATGACAGATCAAGATTCCAGAAAGCAGAACGCCCGCCCCGAGCGTCACCAGGGGCGGGCGTTCCGATGCGCACAGCGTGCCCGCGGGCACTCACATGGCTTCGGGTTCCTCGCGGATGTCGCTGACGCTGGCGAGGAGGGTCCCCTCCGACTGCTCGTAATGGGACAGGGCCAGACCGAGCCCGAAGAAGGTGGGAGCCCATTCGCCAACGAAGATGCCCCACCGGTCAGCGCGATCAAGGCCGGCACCCGGCTCGGCGCTGAGGGACGTCGCCCATGCGGCGATGGAAAGACCGATCGAGGCGAACGCTGCCATGTACGCGTGCTCGCTCCGCAAGCCCATCTCGTGAAGCTTCTTGATCATGGCTATCCCTTGCGTGTGAGGGGTCAGGATCCCCTTCAGGTTCACCCGGCCGGGGCGTGCGCGCATCCCGGCGGCGCTCGGCGGACGGCAAGTACGAGAAGGCCCGCCCCCGCCGGATGCGGGAGCGGGCGCTAAAGACGCTACGGAGTCTCGTCGAAGTCGTAGGTGCCAGGCCTCGCGAACTGTCCCGCACCGTCCGAGCGAAGGCCGGCTGCGATGCTGCCGTTAACGCGGCCGCTTCGGGTCCGTGTGTCAACGCCGCAGGCTTCGGCGAACTCGTACACGTCGAAGTTAGGGTCCTGATAGGCGAGCACCTGCGCGGTCACCCACATGACGTTGGTTCGGACACGGCGCGTCTCGTCCTCGTCGAGAACACGCTCGGACATCTTGTGCTTGCTGTCCACGTCGTGATGGTGGCCGGCCCGGTCGGTGCGCCAGGGGGCGTCCGACCAGTCGTGGTTCTTGATCTCCGCGGCGTGCTCGCGGGCAATGCGGCTGAGAGCCATAAGTCCTCCGATAGGACCAGGTGCTGCGCCACCCCCCGACGGGGCGGCCGGTACATCTTGGCACGCGGCACCGACAGGCGTCAGGCCTCGCCGTAGAGACCGTCCAACCAGACTTCCAGCTCGGCCAAGTCCGGGTGCTCGCGGAGACCGGCAAGCTCGGCCTCTCGCATCATTCCGATGGCCTGCCAGCCCACCTCGGTCGCCTTGGCCAGCTGCACCCGCAACCGGTCCGACGCCTCCTTCATGCTGCGCAAGTTGGCTGTGACGCGATCCAGGGCTGAGCGTTCGCCGTCGGTCAAGGCGTCTCCTTCGGGTGGCTCCAGTGTGGCAGGGCGGACGTTCGTTACGTGCAGGCTGGCGTGGCCGTGGCCGCCCAACGCTCGGCGGTGAGGGCGACGCGCTCGCCGGCGCAGGTCGTCAGGAACAGCCCGGCGCGGTTGTCGTCCACGATGCCGCAGCGGGACGCGCCGTCCGACGGCCGGTAGCAGAACACGTGCTCGCCAACCCGCGGCACGTACCCGCCGCACGTCGGGTCACCCGGCCAAGCCTGCGTGAACTGCCAGTCGAGATCCATCACGCCTCCCAGCGCATAACGTCTGGGCTAGGTGTCGGTACGGCCGAAGCCATCCCATGGCGAGCCGTACTGCTCCTCGACCTGGAGCATGACGGCTGGCGATCGAGAGCGGTACGCGGCGAAGCTGGGCGCGGTCGAATGCGGCTCCGCCGAGTTGCAACTGCGGCATAGCAGGCCGCGGACGAACCCAGTTTCGTGGCAGTGGTCGACGACCAGGCTTCCCCGACGGGCGCTGCACATCGCGCACGCGCCGGCCTGCCACCGCCGCAAAGCATCCGTCGGCGAGAGGTGCGCCGGGATGGGCTCGTCAGGCACGGCCCAGGCGTGACAGGACAGGATGCCTTGGAGATCAAGGACCTCAGCCTCGCCGAAAGTCGGGCGGCCCTGCAGCGTGGACCCGAGCCACACTTCCTCGGCAGCATCCCGGCGGCGCATCTCCCCCATTGCCCACTCAAGGCTGGCGGTCACTGCTGTACCGCCCCCGTGTCGTGGGCGCGCAACGCCTGGGAGATGGCACCGATGCTTGGGTTCTTGCCCTTGCTCTTGCCCTCGACGATGCGGAGGTGCGGCTGGATCTGCCGGATGGTGAAGCCCTTCGCTCGCAGGGCCGCGGCCTGGATCGTGAGCGCCTCCGTCATGACCGGCTTCCGGCCGCCGACCCGGCCGCGCTTTCGCGCCGACTCCAGGCCGTCCTTGGTCTTTCGCACGATGTCGCGGCGGCGGTCCTCGGCGAGCGCCAGTGCGAGGTCCAGGATCAGCGAGCGCTCCTTGTGTTCGCCGGCTGCGATGCCTTCGAGCACCTTGACTGCGATGCCGCGCTCGAAGAGGTCGTTCAGGACGATGAGGCCTTCGAGGAGGTTGCGGCCGAGGCGGTCGACTTCCTGGACGCAGAGCATGTCGCCTTCGCGGACGTACTCGATGGCGGCGAGAAGGCCGGGGCGCTCTTCGGTGAGGAGCTTGCCGCTCATCTTCTCTTCGAAGACCTTGAGGCAGATCGGATCGAGAGCGTCGTGCTGGCGTTGGGTGTTCTGCTTGTCGGTACTGACGCGGACGAGCCCGACGAGGGCCATTCAACTCCCCTTCGTTCATCAAACGCTGCGTAACCTACCTGAACAGTAGCAGATAGATGAACGAGTTTCTGAACAACTGGGATGCTGGAGCGACGAGTTCGGCCCGAGCCGGTGGCCGCGTTCACCTTCCGACCGATTGATGAACAGTCGACGGTCCCACTGCATCCCGTCGGCTGTCCGTGCCGCGACGTAAGGTCGCCTGCATGCAGAGCAGCGAAGCGACGAAACTTGAGCAGGCCTGGCGCGCGAAGGGGTCGCCGCCATGCGATCACCCAACGCTCGAGACCGAGTTCGACCTCGGAGGCAGGACGGGCGACAAGGTGTGCACCACATGCGGCGAGGCCTTCAGCCGCGAGGAGCGACGGAAGCGAGGCTGGACATAGCAAAGCGCCCCCACCGCCCTGCGCTCGGCAGGGGGTGGGGGCGGTGTCAGTCGGTGTCGGCCTCGTCGTCGGCCGGCGGCAGGTCCGGTTCGAGGAACGGCCGGATCGACGGTCTCGGCGGGCAGTCGCGCTCATCGCCCATGGGTCACACTCCAGTTCGGTTGTACTCGGTGATGCGATCCGGCGGCACGGGAGGCTCGATACCGGCCTGCCGCATCTGCGCGGTGAGGTCGCCGACGTAGAAGACGAAGGCGCGCACCAGCGATCGTAGCGACCGGACTTCCTCGCGGGTCTCGGCAAGGTCCGCCCGGTCCTTCTCCCGGATCTCGCGGAAGGCCTGCAGGTCTGCCGCCCGCTGTGCCGGCTCGCTTTGCACGACGGCTGCTACCTCGGTCGCACGCGCGGTCGCCGCAGCGGCGGCCCGAGACGAGCGTGCCGTGTACACCGCCCCCACGAGTGTGAGCACGGCCGCGGCGACCGTGACTACTGCTGCCCAGACCCCTGTCATCCGCCCTCAGCTCTCCGGGTCCGCGGAGGCTTGGGCACGGAGTGCTCGGGCACCGTCGCGGCCCACATGATCACCCCCACGTGGGAGGTCAGGTACCAGACGGCGACCCATGCGCCGCGGGAGTAGTCGCCGCTGATGACAGCGGCGAGGTAAGCGATCGCCCACACGGCCGGCGGAACCAGTGCAGCGACGAACCCCCATCGATCACGGCCGACGCGCAGGAACGCGGAGATCGTGGTGATGAGTCCTGCGACGATCCACAGCCAAGCCCAGTGACGCAGTGAGCACACCTGCGTGAGGAGCCGCAGCCCCTCCGCGTTGGGTGGATCGACAAGGAAGCTGACGCCCCAGCATGTCTTGCCGATGCCGAGGATGAGGAGGAAATGGCCGCGGCGGCCCAGCTGCTGTCGGAGCCGCCGGACCGCACGGCACCTCATCTACACGCCCGAGAGCGGGCGCCGTACCGCGGCAGACGGGGCCGGCGCGGCGATCTGCGTCCGATCCCACATCGCGACTACCGCGGCCGCGGCGGCGAGGGCGACGGCCTGCTGCTCCGCAGACCAGTCGAGGCCGAAGCCGACGGCGAGCGCCAGGACGGCCTGCGCGAAACCGAGGACGGCGGCGCCGATCGCGTCTCCGGCGACTACGGCGAGGATCAGGCCGACGAGGGCCGCGGCGACCGCGTTGATGACGGCCTGCTGCTCGGCAGACACGTCCATGCCGAACGCGGCCAGCAGCTTGACGACGATGGCGGCCAGGCCGAGCCAGAGCGCCGGCTCTCTCTTGAAGATCATGATGGGTGGTCCTCTCAGCCCCGGAGGGCCTTGTCGTAGGCGAAGAGCTGGTTGAACTGGGCGTCGCCGTCTGCGGTGCCGGGGATCCAGTGGTCGATCGGCGGGTTGCCCCACAGCGTGTACTCGGCGGCGGTGATCTGCCGGACGTAGCCGCTGGGCCAGATGCCGAATACGGCCTTGCCGTCGCCCTGCTGAGGCTGGCCCTTGACGAGGATGAGGCCTTCGGGCTTGGGGACCTTGGGTGCGGGCGGCGGGGTGGTGGGAGGTGTGGTCATCTCAGAGTCCGATCGCTCGGTAGGCGCGCGGCCGGCGGTACCGGGGCGCGGGGACAGAGGGGACGGTCGGCGGCTGCCCGGGGTCGGGCTTGTCGCCGCTCACGATGGTCTTGGCGTAGCCGAGGACGAGGTCCATACGGGTGTTGCCGGGGTCGCCGTGGTCGTTGCCGTCGGGGACGTGCATGTGCCCGCAGTGGCCCTTGAAGTTGTGCCACTCGTCGAGCGTCATGCGGGCCTTGCTGTTGCCGTAGCTCGTCGGGTACGGCAACCACGGCCGCGGGGTAGAGGCGAGCGGGACGCCGTGTTCGGTGTGCAGCCACGCCACGTACTTGGCGTACTCGCGGAGCAGCCAGTCCGGGGCGTCGGGCCAGTAGATGTAGTCGACGCCGGCCCGGCGGGTGCCCCAGCTCGTGCGGCGTGCGGGGTCGCAGCTGCCGACGAGTTCGACCTGATGGCAGTTGTTGCGGTTGGTGCGGACCTCGGTGTTCGGGTTGTCGACGAGCGCGCGGGCGGACATGTCTGCGGGGAAGTGCGCGTACACCCTGATCCGCTTGTTCGGGATGTCCGGCAGGATCGTGACGTTGGGTGCGCTCACCCCGCCTCCGTAGTCGGGGAGCGACGTGCCCTCGGTGGTGTGGGTGACGCAGCAGTTGATCTCCTGCATCAGCCCCGGGTAGCGGCCGTCGTATCGGTACGCCGTCGAGGCGCCGGGGTAGAACTGGGCGCCGGTGGACATGCGGGCCTCCAGGGCATGAGGGCAGCCCCGGCCAACGGGCGGGGCTGCGGGGTGGGGCGGGTCAGGTGACGCGGCGGAGGCGGATCCAGGACTTCGCGTAGACCGTGGTCGCGGTGGCGTTGGAGGCGTTCTGCGCCCAGCGCATCGTCATGGTTCCGGCCGTGCCAGCGGTGGTGAGGTGGCCGGACAGCCGGGCGTGGGTGTGGGTGCCGCCCGTGCCGTAGGTACCAACGGTCAGGCTGCCGGTCTGGTCGGTTGTGTTCGTCGCCGCCTTCTGGGTGGTGTCGGCGACGACGTTGCCGAGCAGGCCCCAGCGCATGGTCGCACCCGCCGGCAGGGTCCAGTCGACCTTGAGGCCGCCGGCGCCGAATACGCCGTCGTAGTCGATGAACCCTTCGACCATGTAGGTGGCGCTGGCCGCGACGGCAAGCGCGAGGTGGGGGTCCGCGGCCAGAGTCGTTGTCGATGGCCGCGGGGTGTCCCCGGACTTGACGATCTCAGGGTTGGAGTTGATGAGCGCGTTGAACTGGTCGCGGATCTCCGCGTTGAGCTGCGCGGCGGTGACGACCTCGCCGACCACCCAGGTTCGCGGCGTGGCCAGCATCATCATCGGCCCGGCCCTCCCTTCGCATCGAGCAGCGGGTCCTTCGGGTCAGGCTCGACCGGCGCGGGCTCCTCAGGTACCGGGTCCTGTCGGCCCGCGCCCTTGTCCGGCACCGGCGGCCGGCGCCGGTCCCACGCCGTCTCGTCATCGGCATGCCACCAGTTCCGCTCGTGCGGCGGCCGGGCCGACACCTCCTCCTCGGCGGCCGCGGGCTGCGCGGGGAAGATGAGCCGCGCCCAGCCGTAGCCGCACTCGGGGCAGGCGAACCGCGGGTCGTCCGGGGTGACGACCTGGGCGCTGCCGCACGGGCAGTCGGCCACCCAGCGGCCGTGGTTGATCCGGGCGTAGATGCCGGCGCCGAGGAGCATCCCGGCGGGCGGGGTGACGCGGCGCTGCACCTGCTGCTCGTACCAGCGCCATGCCCGCTCGGCCGGGGGGACCAGGTCCCAGGCGTCGGGCCGCTGGTCGGGTGACGGCGTGTAGAAGTGCTGGGCCCGCCGCACGGGGGTGTCCTTGATGCGCACGGGGCCTCCTAGTAGCCGAGCCGGGTGGTGGAACCGAGGACGCTGTACGTGCTGCTGTCGAGCGTCCATGCCGCGTCGGTCTGGCCGCGCGAGGTGTGGAACTGGATCAGGTGGGACTCCAGGCCGATGGTCTCGACGTAGCCCTCGACTCTCGCTGTCACCGTGCTGGCGGGCGCCTGCGCGGGCAGCCCGGTCACCGCGAACAGGGTGGAGATGTCCGCGTCGAGGAGCGTCCGGTAGGTGGCGACCGACTGCGCATACGCTCGGATCGGCAGCTCCCGCAGTTCCGGCTCCACGGTCGCGTACCGCGAGACCCTCCAGTTCGCCGCGTCCAGTGCCTCGGCGTCGGTCACCGTCAGGATCGTGTCCTCCTTCGGTGCCGGCCCGAACGCGGTGACCGACGAGGCGGCGACCACGCGCTGTGTCGCGCCACCCGGGCGGGTCACCTTGTACTGGTTGACGAGCTTCTGGTCATCGGCCGCGTACTGGACGCCGTCGGTTTCCAGGTCGCCGAAGTCCAGGGTGAGCGCGATGGGTGTGCTGTAGCGGACGGTCCTGCTCTGGAAGAGGAGCGCATGGCCGTCGCGGTGGCTGGCCAGCCGGCCGCCCTCGGTGGCCTCGACGGCGCGCATCAGTTCCAGGGCGCTGCTCCCGCCGCGGCCCTGGGAAGCGACGGGGGAGAAGTCGCCGACCGCGTCGACGGCGACAACGCCCGCGTACCCGGCGAGGCGCAGGATCCGCTCGTCGGAGTCCTCACCGGCGTAGCCGGTCATCCCGGCGTCGTAATGGGCGGCGATCAGCGCAGGGGTCTGGTTGCCGGTGTAGATCGCCGCATGGGCGACGGCCCCGGCCCACAGCTGGTCGGGGTAGCCGCCGATCGACAGGTAGCGCAGCGCGAGCATGGGCACGATCGACACGGTGATCGGGGCACCGCCGTCGATGTAGACGTCCTGGTCGAACTCGTCGTAGACGACGTGGTGCCAGGCCCCGTCAGCGAGGTTGGTCGCGTTGACGACGGACACGGTCCGGGCGCCACCCGCCCCGGTGTGCTCGATGATCAGATAGCCGCTGCCGTTCAACCCGAACACGATCTCGTGCTGGAAGGAGTCGGAGCGGGCGGCCATGAAGTAGCGGCCCACCGTCGACGTCTGGAACCAGCACTCGAAGGTGACGTTCGTCAGGGTGGTCTGCTCCTCGGCGTAGGCACCCATGTAGGCGTCCAGCCGGATCCCATTGGACGCGCCGGCGGGCGCCATCTGGAGGACGTTCACCTCGGTGGCCGCCGGGCCGGGCACCTCGGCGAACGTGACGGACCCACCGGTGCCGACCTGCGCCTGGACGAGGCTGCCCGCGCCGGTGCCGCCCAGGTCACCGGCGGACACGGAGGTCGACGGCTCGGTCAGGGGGTAGTACAGGACGGGGTTGAGCTGCTTGATTTCCTCGCTGAGGAGCGCATCCAACTGCGGCTGCCGCGACAGGTTCTTGAAAAAGTCGGTCGCGGTCAGGAGCACCTTGCTCTGCCGGGTGATCCACTCGGTGTCCCACTGATTCACCAGCCCGTAGAACCGCCAGTGCAGGTCCGCGCCCGCACTGTCGAAGCTGGCCGCGGACGCCCCGACCTCCAGCTGGACATCGTCCAGCCACACCGTGTCCAGGGCGAGCGGCGAGGTCACGTTCGTGGTGAGCTGCACCGTGTGACTGGTGCTCGTCGCCACGAAGGTCTTGGTGATCTGCGTCCAGGCGTTGGTCACGGCGGAGGCCGTGCCGGGGCTGCCGCCGTCGATGAGCCAGCGCACGGCCGGGTCCCCGGTCGGCACCCACACCCAGCCCGACAGGGTGTAGGTGACGCCCACGTCCAGGCCGTACACCGTCTGCTCGACGACCCCACCCGTCCCCGTGTTCTGCCAAGCCACGTTCAGGGAGTAGGTACCGGAGTGGGCGCGGGTGGTGCTGGGGACGACCGCGAACGCGGGGCTGGTCGCGCTGTTGCTCCAGCCGTCCATGCTGCCGCCCTCGAACCCCGGGGTGCGGATGTGGTTCTTCCCGGCGAGGGTGACGATGCCGAGCTGGATCGGGCAGCCGGGGCGGACGTAGGGGTAGTAGGGGGAGGTGGCCAGGCCGGCGGAGAACCGGCCGTCGGTGTTGTCCAGGGTCAGGCTCATGGTGCTGGGCTGGGTCTGGGTCAGCTCGTCGGCGGCGCCGCGGGTGCAGCGGATCCCGGACGCGAGGTCGACCCACTGGCTGATGTCGGTCCAGTTGACCGAGGTGGCCATCGGCGCGAAACCGAAGGCCACCCGCAACACGGGCTTGATCGTCACCGCGACAGCACCCCCGTCGGCAGGCCGTAGCTGCGCTGCAGCTTGAGCAGGACCCGTTCCAGCTGCTGGGCGACGGCGACCGGGTCCATGGCGCCCTCGATGGTGATGTAGTTCTGCACCACGGTGGAGCCCTGCGCCTGCACCGCAGGCCGCGCAACCGGCCCGGCCGCCGCGGGGACTGCGGCCAGGGAGCGGCCGCGGTTGAGCGCGTCGAGGTTGCTCACCCCGATCTGCTGCACCGCGGCGGCGCTGACGACGTACTCGCCGTCGGACAGCCAGGCGGGGATGCTGTCCGAGGTGCTGGTTCCGGGCCCGCGGACGATGCCGCCACGTGCACGGGTGAGCCGGCCGTCGACGATGCGGCTGCGGTTGAGTGAGGAGTCGGTCAGGTTCCGTGAGATGACGGTCAGGTAGACCGTCTCGTCCGGGATCGATCGCAACTCGCGCTTGGCCTCGGCGACCTTGGCCTCAAGCTGCCCGATGTGTGCCTGCAGCGCGGCCCGCTTCTCCGGCGGGACAGACGCCAGCTGGCCCTTGGCGACTTTGATCTGGCTTTCCCAGGACGAGATGTTCATCTGCAGCCGGTTCTGGCTGAGGCGCGGCGCCACCGATGCGGAGAACGCTGCGGTCTTCTGTTCGGCGGTGTGCAGCCCGCTGATGAAAGAGTTCTTGAAGGAGTCAAAGGTGCGGTTGGCCTCGACGAACTCGTCACCGATGCCGGGAATCTTCCCGATGGTCATGGCCAGGCCGGAGATGATCGCGTCGAGTGCGGTCAGCGCTCCGGTCGCCAGCAGCCGGAACCCCTGCAGGGCGATCGGCAGGGACTTGAGCACGCCCTCGGCGAGGGTGAGCATCATGTTCCCGCCGATGCGGGCGAACTCCATCAGGCCCAGCTTGTTCTCCTGGACCGTGGCGTGCAGTCGCTGCAACGGTCCCCGGAAATTGTTGACCGCATCCGTGCCGGGAGTGAAGGCGCCGAGAATTGCGGCGCCCGCATCCTTGAAAGCAGACGCGAAAGGCTGCGCGAGCAGCCAGGCTGCTTTCAGTCCGAACGTCAAATCCTTGAACACCGGGGACAGGGTGCGGATCGCTACGCCGAAGAGATCCAGGCTGCGCGACAGGACATTGCCCAGGAGCGACATCTGTTCGCCGAGGAACGGGCCGAAGATCCGAGCGACCTCGCCGCTGAACCGGCCGATGGACGGCAGCAGTTTGTTGATCATCCCGAAGAGGCCGTCGAGGAACTTCGACGAACCCTCGGTCCCGCGCTGCAGCCCCTGGAACATCCCGGGCAGGCCCTTGGCCAGCAGATCGGAGAGGCCACCCGACAGAGAGCGCAGCGTGTGCTCGCTGGTCGCGCCGAACTGCAAGAAGCCTCGACCCAGGCCGCCCAATCCTCGGGTCAGGTCGTCGACGAAGATCTTGCCGAGCTTCAAGTTCGCGGTGAGTTCCCGCTGGAACTCGCCGTCCTTCATCAGGCGCCCGGCGCCGGCCGCCGCCTTTCCGAACCCGGCGCCCAACTCGGTCATGGCCGAGCCGAGAATCTTGATGACGGGACTGGAATCTTTCAGAGCCTGCGTGAATCCAGGCAGCATCGCTTTCTGAATCTCGCCACTCAGTCCAGAGAATTCCTTCTTCGTGGCCACAAGCTGCTTAGTGAATTCCCGGGCCGGAGGCGGGAGAGCCTTGAGGGCCTTCTCGTACTCCTTCTTCCCCTTGGTCGCCGCCTGCATCGCGTCGGAAATCCCAGAGAAACCCAACTTCATGGTGATGGCTGCGGTGCCGGCGCCGAGCAGCATCGGGACCAGGGCGCCGAGCGCGGGCAGCAGCGAGAGGCCGGCGACGGCCGCTACGCCGCCCATGACGCCGCCCATGCCCCCGCCGCCCTTGCCGCCGAGGGCGCCGAGCGCTGTGGTCGCATCGCCCGCGGCGCCGCTCACCCGGTTCAGGCTGGGCACCACGGTGTTGATGTCGACCCCGAACCGCTCGGCTGCCTCCGCCGCGGTGACGAACCGGCCGCGCAGGTCCCGCAGGCGGCCGCGGGAGTCGCGGGTCAGCTGCGCCACCTGCTGGTTGGCATCGGCCGCGGCCTCGCCAAGGTTCCGTACCTCGACCGCTGCGTCCGCGCTGCCGTCGCCGAGACTGTCGGCGGCCCGGCCCGCGCCGTCCATGGTCCGGGCGAGTTCCTGCAGCCCACCGCCGGCACCGCGGGTGAACGCCCGCAGTTCGCCCCCGGACTCGTCGACCGCTTCGTTGATCCGGTGGTGGAACCGCTCGGCGGACTCCCCGATACGCCGGAACACGGGAGACAAGTTGTCGTCGCCGTCGAGGATGAAAGCCATGCGCTCAGCCACTGGAGTCCCCCTTCGCCGCTGCGGCTTGGTGTCGGTCGATCCAGGCGCAGAGCTCGTCGAACTCCTCGACAGTCCAGTTGTCGACGTCCCTCGGGCCCTGGTGCAGGAGGTGAGCGAACAGGCCCAGGTAGGTCAGTCGTCGGCCTTCGATGTCTCCATCGTCGTTGCCTCTTTTGGGGGTGCCGCCGCCTCGGCCAGCGCGGCATCTACGTCGGCCGGGTTGAGGGCCCAGGCCTTCAGCTCGTCGGCGGCGCTGGCCCGCTTCTCCTCGGGCAGGGACAGGATTTCGGCCACGTAGAGGGCGACCTCACGGGTGTCGAACCGCGAGGTGAGCTCGTCGTTCTCCGGGTCGAAGTCGCTCCATCGCAGGTTCGGCTGTTCCCGCTTCTTCAAAATCCAGACGATCCCCCGCAGGGAGGTGGGGTCGTCCTCGCGGACGCCGACCTTGATCTCTCCCCACTTCATGTCGGTGGCCTTCTGGACGACCGCTGCCTCGGAGGTGCGGACCCGCCGCATGTCGAAGTGCTGTTCCTCGCCGCCGTCTGCGGGCCGGTACAGGATGATCATGCGCTGCTCCGTTCAGCCGAGGCGTCGGCGTATGTCGTCGAGGACCCGCTCGACCTCGCGCTCCATGCGGGGCCGGTGGCGGCGGATGGTGGTTTCCCACCACAGGGGCGTGGTGGTCTGCGTCGTCCAGCGGCGGCGGTTGCCATACACCGGGTGCCGGATCCGGCCGGAGTTCATGACGGTGGGCATGTTGCGCAGGTCAGGGGGGAGAGCGGCGCGGTCGATCCAGACCCGGGCCCCGGGGTTGCCGGTGGTCCGGACCGACAGGCGGATGGCTGCGGCGATGGTGGCGCGCAGCGGCCGCGTTGTCGGGGACGGTCCGCCGCGGCCGCGCGCGCCCTGGCTCTGGATCGGCAGGTTCCGGACGGTGCGCTGCAGGTCGGCGCGCAGCGGCTCGGCCGCGCGCCGGATCCTGCGGTGCATCGAGGACCTGACCGTCTCCTCGTTCACTGACCGCAGTCGGCGGGAGAGTTCCAGCAGGGCGCCCGTGTTGAGGATGCGGATGTCCCGAGTCACGGCTACACCGCGGTGTCGACGGAGATGTAGTGGATCACCGGCTGGTTGGTGCCGTCGTACAGCGCCGTGAACTGGTAGCTGGGCTTGACGACCTCGAACCCGTCGATCTGCGGCGGCGCCTCGTCGATCTTGATGGCGGGCAGGGTGATCCGGAACGTTTCGTAGTACGTCGACGCGATCAGCGGGCCGACCCATTCCAGGACCAGCGACGTCGCCGCGTCGGAGGTGTGCAGGTCGTCCAGCGTCGTCGAGACGTAGTCCATCTCGATCGTGCCGGTGATCTTCACCAGGTCGTTGGAGATGGGCTCCTTCTTCAGTCCCAGCTGGCCGGCGTAGTACCGGTCGGTCGCCATGGGCCGCTCGATCTTCACGGACACCTTGCGGACCCCGTCGTGCGCGGTCTCCGAGGCGAACGTCCCGGTCTTGACGGTCAGCTGGGCGAAGTGGAACGGCTTCCGGTTCGGGTAGGTGGCCGCAGCCAGGGTCTGGCCCTCGTCGCAGGTCCGGCCGTTGATCTCCCAGGACGAGGTCAGCATGCCGCCGGACTCGCACGAGAACTCCGCGCTGGTGATCTTGCAGCCCAGGAAGGTCTTGTCCGTGACCGTGCCGGTGGTGAGCGGCACGCCCTTTTGGATCGTGAGGTTCTTGCCGAAGTTGTCGGCCAGGGGGTGGGTCTGCAGGTAGGCGGCCGTGGCGCCCTGCTGAACCGGGGTGACGGTGGTCCCCATGAGGGACTGCAGGAACAGGCCCATGCCGGTGTTGGTGACCTCGCAGTCGACGCTGCCCGTGACCTCTTGCTGCGTCAGGACACGCCGGTCGGACAGCGCCAGCAAGCGGCCTCCGGCGACGCCGGCCGACTGCTCCGTGGTCTTCTTCAGGACCAGCGATTCCTTGGTGAACTCCAGGAAACGGGTGGGTGCCACGAAGGTGCCGTAGGTGACTTCGGCGGCGATGCCGAGCTGGCCACCGAGGCCGGATCCGATCGCCATCAGTCGTCACTCCTTTGGGGCTTGGCCGCGGCCTTCCTCGGCGCGGCGGGTTCCTTGGGCTCCTCGACGGGCTCCCAGTTCACGGTCTGGCAGACGTAGGCGTCGTATCGGGCATCCGGCACCTCGACGACCTCGTCGGGCTGCACGACGCGGCCTGCGAGCTCGGGCACCTCAACCGGCACGGGGCCGAGCCATCGGACCTTCGCCATGGGCGTGTCTCCTTCGGGGCATGGCGGCGGGCCCGCGGGCGCGGGCTCCTTACAGGGGTGGGTCAGATGCGGGCGCGGCAGCCGACCGTGAAGTCGAGACCGGCCAGGGAGCCCTCGGCCTGGACCTGCACGAGGTCGCCGGTAGTGAGGTGTGCCCAGAGCACGGCGCCGTTCAGGGTCGGTGCCTCGGGCCGGTCGTTGCTGGCCCGCAGGATTGTTTCGACCTCGCCGACAATCTCGAAGACGCGGCGGCGGCGGCCGGCCATGTCGGTGCCGCCAGCGCGGGACTCGGCGTAGCAGTGGATGCTGAATTCCTCGTCACGCTGGCGGGCGCCCGCCCCGGCAAAGTCCTGGCGCAAGCTGACCGCGTTGTCGCCATCCGGCTGCCAGCCGACGGACAGCCAGTCATTGGCGAGGTTGGTTGTTGGAGGCCCGTCCAGCACGCGGACACCGGTCAGGCCGTTGGCCATCTGCAAGAGCTCAAGCAGAGCGTCGACTGCGGCGGGGACGCGGGAGGTGAGCATCTAGGCCACCCCCGGCGGCAGGCGGTCCGGCTCCAAGAGCTGCATGGCCCTGTTGGGGATCGCGTACCCGAAGCCGGGCATCGGCTCGGTGACCGAGTAGTCATCTCCGCCGCCGATACTCGACAGGCCACGGGACGCCCCGTACTGGGTGCGCCACAGGTGCTGCAGGATGATGCGAGCCGCGGACGACAGGTTGGCAGGTATCACCGCGCGGCCCGCGACGTAGGTCACCCGAAGTGGACCGTACAGCCTTGCCCCGTCCAGTCGGCTGATGATGCCGGTCGGACCGTCGACGTCGAGGTCTGCCGGCAGGTAGGACTGGCCGCCGGTGAGCACGGCCGAGATGGAGGTCACTGACAGGACGGGGGTCCGGCGGAGCGCCAGCGTTGCCGACCCGACGCTAGGGATGACGTGCTGCTCGGTGACCACTCGCCGGCAGCAAACACCCGCGAAGTGCTCGACGCCGATGGTAATGGTCTCAAGCCACTCCCGAATCTGGTCGTCATCAGAGGTGTCGTCAGGGGCATAGCGCAGGTGCCGCTTCGCGTCGGCAAGGCTGAGGATCAGGGATGGTGCGGCCTCGCGAACGTCGAAGACGTCGGTGTACGCGGAGGCTGGACTTGTGAAAGTCCAGCGCACGGCGTGGCGGCCGGCCTGGGTCGTGACGTAGTCGACGCGGTACTCGCCGGCCGAGGCCGGTGCACCGACCGCTGGGGTGGCGGTAGTGCCGTCGGGGAGAGTGAGGGTCAGGACTGCGGAGGACGCGGTGGTGAGGGTGCCGGCCGCATCGCGGCATGTGGCTTCCAGACGGACGGTGTCACCGAGATCGAACGGCACCCTGCTCACCCCTTGCTGCGATTGGTGGTGCGTGGCCGTCGAGCCGTCCGCTCGGGGCGTGCGGTCGTAGCCTCGGGAGTCTCGATAGGGGTGTCACGGACCAGCTCGGCGCGTACCCCGTCGGCCCAGACCGCGGCCTCGGCGCCGGGCAGGTCGATCTCCTGCCCGGCATCCCAGACGAACCCGCGGCCGCTGACGCTGGTCAGCATGCGGATCCGTGCCATCAGCGGTCTCCCGCTCCCTTGTGGAGCTGGTTGACCTCGCGCTCGGCCTTGGCTTCGGCGGCCTTCACCGCTTCGTCCTGGGCGTCCTTGAGGGACTGCACGTCAGGGTCCGGTGTGGAGGAACCGGCTTCGCCGGCGTCCGGGGTGTGCACTGCGCCGCGCGCCGCGGTGTCGACGGCCGAGGCGGCCTGCTGCGCGAGCTGCTCCTTGGCCGCGGCGAGCGCGACATCCTTGTCGCCGATGAACTCCGGGTCGGTCTGGTCCATCGAGCCGTCGGCCTTGCGGGACGCCATGACGATGCGGTCGTGGTCGCCCGTCTCGGCGGCCTTCGCGGTCGGCTTTTCCTGCAGCACCCCGGTCGCGGACTCAGGGATGCTGTCCTTCCTCTGGCTGGTCGCCATGAGTGATCTCCTGTTCTGGGGGTGGCGGATCAGCTGGCGGCGTTGCGGTAGGCGCGGACGGCGGCCGTGTCCTGCGGGGTGCCGTCCGCGCGAGAGAACGCCAGGAACCCGACCTGCAGGTAGTCGGCGTACCGCTCCGCCAGACGCAGGGTCTGGATGCTGCTGACGTCGCGGATGAGGTAGCCGGCGAAGAAGTCACCGAAGAGGATGGACTTGGCGCTGGCCGCCATGGCCGGCATGTCCTGGTTGACGGTGTAGCTGTAGCCCAGGATCCGGTCGGGTGCGCCGGCCTGGATGGACGGCTCCCACAGCGGACGGTTCTGGGAGTCCTTCAGCTTGCGGACCGCGCCCAGGGTGGAGTCGGCGAGCATGAACTGCACGCGGCCCGAGTTGCGGTAGGCCGGGTCCACGGAGTGGATCAGGTCGACCAGGTCGTCGTAGGTGACCGACGTGGTCTGGCCCGAGGCGCCCGTCTTGCCGATCGTGGCGTTGGTCTGCACGCCTTCCGGCTGGGCGGTGCCCGTGCCGGTGGTGAAATGCGTGTTCTGGATGCGGCCGATGCGCTCCCCCAGCTTGCGGGCCAGCCACGTCTCGAAGTCCAGCACGGAGTCCTGCAGGAGTTGCAGGGACACGCGCACGAGCTTCGACGTGTACATGTATGCGCCGATGTCCTGCTGGCCGAGAGTGACGTCCTGCTCGGTGACCTGGGTATTCTCCGACAGGATGGCACCCACGTTGCCGGTGTCGTCGTTCGTCGGCCACGGCAGGGTGACGCCGGACTCGGTGGTGATGACCTCAGAGACCTGGCGCATCGCGCCGTAGAACTTCATCGTCTCGATCATCTTGTTGCGGAAGTCGGCCGGGACGACGTAACCACCCGCCGCGCCCGTGGCCACGCCCTGCGCGCGGAGCTCCTTGCCGTCGACCCAGCCGGTGCGCAGTACACCGCGTTCCGCCGAGGTCAGATCCTGGGATCCGTCGCGCAGCCAGCTACGCCAGGCGTTGGCGTAGGCGGCCACGCCCTCCTCCCCGCCGTGACGGGCACGGTCCTCCTCGGCCGCCTCGGTGTCGGCGCCCTCGGTGACGATCTGCGAATAGTCGACGGCCGACAGGCGGGCGTGCCGCTCCTCGGTCTCGATCTCCTGGCCGAGGCGCTCGACCTCGGCGAGGGCCGCGTCCCAGGCGCTCCGGTCCTCGGCGGACAGCGGCGCGTCATCGCCGCGGGCCTGGAATTCCTGAGCGGCGCTCCAGGCGGTGGCCCGCTTGTCGAGCAGGGCCTGCAGTCGGTTGGGCATTGTGCCTCCAGCACTGAGAGCCCCGGGCCGGGATGGCCAAGGGCTGGGGGTGAGGGTGGTTGCGGCTACCGCGCCAAGCGGTAGCGGGCGGCGAGCGCCTCCATGCGCAGCGCCTGACGTACCCCAGTGGTCTCTCCCGGCTGGGTCTCGTCACTGTCGCGAGTGGTCTCTGCCGGCTCGCGACGGAAGCTCAGAAGCTCGGGCCTGTAGGCGGCCCGGCGGTCGAAGGCCGCGGCGTCACCGCGCGCGGCGAGGGCGACACCGACGGAGCGCAGCCCGGCGTCGGTGTCCTCATAGGCAGGGAACGTCACCGCGGAGACCTCGTACAGCTGCACCTCGCGGATGATCCGCAGCTCGGCCTCGGCCTTGGCCCCGTCGACGGTCTCGATCTCGACGGGCTCCCAGTCGTCCTTGACGACCCGGAAGCCGAAGCTCATCCCGGTGATGTTGCGATTCCTGAGGTTCACGACCAGGTCGCGGACGTAGGACAGGTCGCTGTCGAGGTCTGCTTCCACTGCTAGGCCGATCGCATCCTGTGCCAGGCGCAGCGAGCCGGCCGAAACGCGGGAGACGACCATGCGGGTGTCGTGGTCGACCAGCATCCGCGCGTCGCCCTCGCTGATCGTTTTGGTGAACGCGCCGGGCGCGATCTCCTCGTAAAACCCCCAGGTCAGCGGGTTGCCGATCGCAGTACGCGAGCTGAACACCGCCGCGTGACCGACAAAGCCGGTAGCGGCCCCGCTCTCCTCGTCGGCCCGTACCTGCAGCCCGGCCGTGGCCAGGGTGAGGTCTCGTCGCTCCTCAGTCCTCATCGTCCTCGCCCTCCGTAGTGGTCGTGCCGTCGGTATCAAGCGGATCGGAGCCAAGCGGCGCCATGTACGTGGGCTGCAGGTAGGTGTCGCCCTCATCGCCCTCGATGGGAGGCAGGTCTTCCAGGGCGCGGATGTCGTTGGCGGAGAATGCGCCGACATCGCGCATCGCCCGGTAGAACGTCGCCCGAGACTGGGTGTCACCACGGAGCAGCCCCTGAAGCGCGTACCTGGCGTACTGGCTGGCGGGGAGCAGCTCCTTGGTGATGCGCTGCTCAGTCGGCGTCAGCCACGTGGGGCCGAGGTCCCAAGTCACAAAGCCTTGCGCTTGCTGCTCCAGCCCAGTGCCCCAACTGGTCGACTTTTCCGTCGACATCAGCAGGAAGGGCGGGACGCCCATCATGCGGGCGACCTCCGTCACCTGGAACTGCCGTGACTCCAGGAACTGCGAGTCTCGGTACGGCATCGTCACCGGGTGGAAGGACGCGCCGGAGTCGAGGACCGCGATGTCGTGAGCCGCCTGGTGCCCGGACAGCTTCGCTTTCCAGTTCGCCTTGAGCGCCGCGGCCTGATCGCTGTTGAGCCGCTGCTCGGTTTGCAGCACGCCGCTGATCATGTTGCCCGAGCCGTACAGCTTGGCTGCCGACTTCTCCGCGGCCAGCCCCAGTCCGATGCCCTGGGCTGCGGCACGGATGGGGGACACCCCAGTCAAGCCGTCGTAGCCCAGGCCCGGGAGGTGCAGGATGTCCCGCGTGGTCCGTGGCACTCGCTGCCCGTTGTCGTCCTCGACCCAGAAAATCTTGCCACTGGGGTTGTCAGCCGAGGGTCGCTCTCGGGCAACCTTGACGCGGTCCGGACGGATCGGCCACAACTGCACGACCACTCCAGCTCCGTTGCGGATCTTCTGCAAGTAGGCGTTCCCCCACAGCACGCGGTGCACGTAGGCCAGGCGCCACAGCTCGAACCGCGTGAGCTCAGGGTGCGGGTCGTCCAGCAGGTCGACGGTCGCCCTGTCCTTCGTGCCCACCGTGTAGCAGTGCAGAGGCAGCGCTGCGGAGACGTTGGCGATGACCGCCACAGCCCGCCACACGGCAGGCATGTGCAGTGCACTGGTCTCCGACACCGACACACCGGCCTCGACCGGCTCCCCACCCACCAGGTTCAGCAGAGACGTGGACGTGAGCGGCACCGCCGGGTTCTCCACCGACCGCCGCTCGAAGAGACCGAACAGGCTCATCAGCCAGCCCCCCTCTTCGTCGGCCTACGGCGGGATGAGGCGTGCTCAGCGCCCGCCGCCCCGATCAAGCCGCCCACGATGAACGAGGCCGGCGGATAGATGAGCCACACCCCGAACAGCGCACACAGCAGGCACAGGCTCTCGAAGGCCAGCAGGGCCACGGTCTTCACCACAGGTTCGGCGCCCCCTCCGGCTCGACGTGCGCCCGCTCGGCATGCCCCCACGCCGCCAGCGTGACGCCCACCAACGGGCTGATGTCGACACTCACGCCGCGGCGAGCCCACCCCCAGCCGTCACCGATGGGTCGCTTGTCGGCACCGGCAAGCGCGGTCGCCAAAGGTGCCTGATCCAGGTGCACGATCTTCTGCTCGGCGACGCCGTCATAGAACTGGCCCGCAGCAGCAGCGACCTGGCGGGTCTTCGGGATCACCAGCAGATCGTCGATCTCCTGGTCGGCCAGCCCCGCGTCCTTCAAAGCCTTCTTCACCGCGGGAACGAGGGAGCCGGCCGGGCCGCCCTCGTCAATTACGACCGCGCACGGCTTCCACTTCGCCACGAGCTCGGCCAGCCGCTCGGGCGCCCACCCTGTGCCGGGCCGGTGGTCGATGACCTCCACATGTATGGCGTCACCGTTCGCCCCGGCCGCACAGATAGCCGAATGCGTCCGCTCAGGGGTCGTATCCAGGGAGAACGCCACCGGGTCCGCCATCCTGGATGTACCGTCACCCAGCGCCCGCCAGGCATCTTCCCCGATGACTGACCAGGTATCTGCCATGTCAGACGGGTAGTCGCCCACACCCAGCCTCTCTCGGGCGAAGACAGCCTCACCCATCGACAACCGCTCGCGCTCCGTGTGCTCCAGTGTGAGCCGGTGCCCAAGAGCCGGATTGGCTTTGGCGGCAGACAAGGCAGCCAGCGGGTCGTCATGGTCCGCACAGTCCGGCCTGCACTCCTTGACGTGCGGGTTGATGGACCACTCCAGGTACGCCAGCGACGGGTCCGGCACGCCCGCTTCCATCGCCTGCAGGGCCCGCCTGCGCAGCCGGGCCAGATGCACCGAGGGAGATCCGATGCCCGCCGACCCGAAGTACCAGATCTGCGGATTCTGCACCGCCGCCATGGTGGGCATCAGTGCGCCCATGGCGTCATCGCCCAGGATCATCGCCTCGTCGAGGATGTTGCAGTTGCCGGTGAACCCGCGGCCGGAGCCGCCGCTGCGAGCCAGGAACCGCAGGCGCTGCCCGGTGGTCAGCTCGATCGCTTCCTCGCCCGTCGTCCGCCGCACCCTCGAGACGCGCTTGCGCAGCTGGTCGCAGTTCATGATGAGGGACTCGATGCGACGGAAGGCCTCGATGGAGGTCTTGAACTCGTGTGCCGAATGCAGGATCAGCCGCTCGCCCAACAGGAAGAGCCCGGCGAGCTGACGCGCTTCGATGATCGCGCCCTTGCCGTTCTGGCGCGGCACGTTCACGCAGGTCTCGAAGGCGGACCAGCTGCCGTCGGCAGTCTCGCCCAGACCGACATGCAGCACGTGCTGCTGCCAGGGGTCGAGCTGGAGGCCGGCGACCGCTGCCAGCTCGACGGCTTCCTGTCCCGAGGTGGAGACGTAGGGAGGAGCGGTGACGACCCGGGGGGTCTGGACACCGAGAGTCACGTGGCTAGGCGCCACGGCGAGCGGCGCGTCGAGCAGCGAGGTCATCGAGCGCGTCCCCTTCCGTCGCGACCGGCGCGACCTTCCGGAGCTCGAGGAGGGTGGCGCGCAGCTCGCGGGCAACGACTGCGGCCGAGGTGGGAGCGTCGGTTGCATCGAGAGCCGCCGCCAGCGACAGGGCAATTGCCGTCATGCCCGGAGCGACTTGCTCGACTCCGAGGTCATCGATCTCCAGGCGGGTCGCGTCCTCGGCACCAGCCACGACTACCCCCTCAACCTGCGGGAACTATGCGGTCGATCTCGCGAGCACCCTTGACGCTGTTGCAGCGGAAGTGGGCGAGCTGCACGTTCGTCCGCGTATCCCCACCGCCTCGCGAGATCGGGATGACGTGGTCGATCGTCGGGGCCAGCGGGTTAGGCACGCGAACGTCCATCGGCACCGCCGACCCGCACAGGCCGCAGCGCTCGCTGTCACGCTCGGCTATCTCCGCCAACGTGTACGGCTCCGACGTGCTACCCCGTTTGACCGCCCGTCGGCGGCGGCCCTTCTCCTGCCAGTAGAGGCGCCTCCGCTCCTGCGCCTCAGGGGAGAGCCGGGCAGCTCCCCCAGACCTGGTGACGCGACTGCCGTCCTTGCAGCGCGGCGAACACCAGCGCTGCCCCCTGCGGCACGGCGAGTAGACGCCACTGCACCGTTCACACATCCGTGGGGGGAGGCTGAGGCGCCGCGGTGCGCGCGGCTTGGGAACAGCGGGTTCCTCGCGCCTGCACCGAAGGCACTTACGCCGGTCAGCTGGCAGGGACAGGCGGCTGGTGAAGAGCAGCGTGCCGCAACGGCTGCATGGGGTATCGGGCTTGCTCTGACTCATTGCGATCTCCCGGAAACGCGGAAGGCCCGAGCCGGGAGACTCGGGCCTTCCTTCCCACCGCGATCAACGGCGGGCGCCTGCGTGTGACTCAGCGTCACGGTTACTTAGAGTCGCTATTTACCGAGTTGAGGATTGCCGGTGAATAGCGGCGTCTTTAAAATCGTCCACGCGCAAAACAGAGCGACAAGGGCGTTTGGGTCGCCCGAGGGTCCGCTGAAGTTCTGACCCAATCTCCCCCCTGGGCATGGGGAGTCGTCACTCCGTGAAGCCACGTTCGCTTGATCAGCGTTCGCTTCGTTCGTTCACCAAGATCGTGACGCTTGCGGTGTGACGGAGTGTGGGGTGGCCCGCCTACGCCCTCGGTACCAGGCAGTGACCACCGCCTCCATCTCCGTCTGCCTCATGTCCCTGACCCGGCGCCGGACGATGTCCTCGCCTGGGTCGACGGTGATGATGCGTGCGCCGAGCCGCTTGTATCGGGCGAGCGCTTTGGGTTGGGGCATGGTGTGGATCAAGTAGACGTCGGTGTTGGCGAGGTGCCGCTCTGCCTCGTGGATGGCTGCTTGCCGGGCGCGGTGCACGATGCGCAGGAGGGTGGGGTCGTGCTTGTGGTGGTCGGCGCCGGGGCCGGCCATGGCGAGCGCCATGAGGTCGAGGTCGATGACGACGTCGCGGGCTTTGGCGTGGGCCCGGATCCAGCTGCTCTTGCCTGCAGCTGGGGGGCCGGTGACTACGTAGAGCACGGGGCCTCGCCGTGAATGCAGCAGTGAGTACCGATGCAGCCGCAGCAGCGGTCGGGCAGAGGCAGCAAGGGCTGGCCAAGGCGGGCAACGTGGCTCTGGGTGAGGACGTACTCGCCGTCTTGGAGTTTTATGTCGGGCATCCCGTCAGCTCCTGTCGCACGGTGACCGGTCGACTTGCAGGTACCAGCGCCCTGCTGGGCTGAGCCAGGGGCGCTGCAGGCTGACGCCGCACTCTAGGAGGCCCTTGCGCCCGTCGCGGTCGAAGGCGGCCTGCACAACCTTCGGCGGGTACTGCGAGGCCAGGCGCTCGAAGGCGTAGGTGGCATGGTCGCGTACAGCGGCGAGGACTGTGGCGGTGGTGAGGTCGGAGCGCTTCACGGTCACCACCTCCGGGATGCGCCCTGGACGCGGACGCTGGTCCGGTTACCGCGTGCGCTGTTGCACCGCCGGTGCGCGCTGCGGGCGTTGGCCGGGTCGAGGAGGTCTCCGCCGCGGCTGAGGGGCAGCAGGTGGTCCAGTGTGAACGCATCGGGGTGCCTGCCTGCCTCGGGCCCGGTGATGTCGTACCGGATGTCGTGACCGCACAGCCAGCACGGAAGGTGAAGGCGCCGCTGCTGGTCACACAGCGTGCGGTAGGGGCGCCCGTTGCGGGGGTTGCCGGCCACGGGCGCCACCTCCTCAGCTGACGATCTCCCACATCTCGCAGCCGCTGGTCTCGAAGACCTCGCCCTTCTTGACCGTGATGCGGCTCTGACCTTGGGGGGTGCCGTTCGAAATGATCGATCCGAACTCGCCGGAGTCGTCCTTGTTCCGGGCCCAGTAGCAGTTGGGAATCGAGGAGCTGGAGGGTCCAGCCGTCTTGTACGTGCCCGGCTTCATGTCCTCCCCGACGAGGTAGGTACCGGGACCTACGACCGTCTTGGGGCCGGGAACGGCGGGGAGCGTCACGCTGGGCTCTACGCCCTTCGAGACGTCGGCGCCGACGGACGCCAGCACCTTCTCGGCCGCGTCCAGAATCTGCTGGTCGCTCATGGTGGCTGTAGCGGTAACGGTCACGGTGACCGTGGGACCGGGCTTCGCCGAGTCGCTGCCTGCGGAACTGCACCCTGCCAGCAGGGTGATGGCGGAGCCGAGTATGGCCATCCGCGCGAGCGGAGCTCTGTTCATCTGTCCCCCCGGGACGTTACGTGCGGAGGGGCATCATCCGCTGCAGCGGCCGGGTGACTGGCTGGTATGGCCTATTCGTGACCTAGGTGACGGTGAGGGTTCCGGCCCGGCGGACGACGTGCTCGTCGTTGGGCGGGTCGATGCGGACCCAGACGTGCCAGGCGCCACGGGTGAGGGGCGCGTCCGTGGTGGGTCCGATGAGGATGCGGGCGGTGTCCGCGCCGTCCCATTCGCCGTCGAGCCAGTCGGCGAGCGCGGGGTTCGACCGGTTGGTGTCCGGGAGGAACTGGAACTGGGGCGGCGTGCCAGTGAGGTCGACGTCGGCCGGGGCGGTCTCGACGGTCACGTTGAGGTATTCGATGCTGGTCGCGGGGATCACCACGGTGGACCGACCTCCCAGCGGCTGGCCGGCGCTGCGACCGCCCACGCGGAGGACGGGGCGCCGAGGGTGAGCGTGACGTCCGGATCGAAGCCGCCGACGTCGGGCGCGTAGAGGACGGCCGTGGACGCGATCGAGCCCAGGGCGACCGTCACCGTTCCAGGGGCGAGCGCTGGCACGTACAGGGCCGTGGCGGGGTCGAGGCGGCCGGGATCGATCGTGACCGAACCGGGGGCGAGTGCGGGCCCGTACAGCGCGGACGTCGACTCGACGCGGGCCGGTGCCAGCGTGACGGCCCCCGGGGCCAGCGCGGGCGCGTACTGGGCCGCGGTGGACTCGATGCGGGCCGGGGCGAGGGGCTGCTCGCCGGCGGCGATGGCCAGGGTCCAGGCGGAGCCGAGGGCGGACTGGTCGGCCGTCCAGACGCGGGAGCCGATCGTCCCGGACACCGTGGCGTCCGAGTCGCCCCAGGCGCCCGAGCTGGCGCCGCTGCCCGAGGTGGTGAAGGCCTGCCCGCGCCTCGTGTGGCCCGCGGGCGCGGTCCAGGCCGCGGTCTGCGGTGTGGCAGCGCCCCGGGAGTCCCAGACGACGCCGATCTCCCGGCTCGCTGCGCCAACCGAGCCCAGGGACGGTGTGGTCTTCGTGAGGGCCGCGGCCGACGTGTTGGTGGCCGAGGTGATCGGGCTCGCGGCCAGGGCGCCGCGTACCCGGCCGAGGAGGAGCACCTGGCGGATGCTGCCAGTGCTCGGGGTGACGGTGATGACCGCGCCGAGGTCGCCGGCCTCGGCGATGCGCCACCACAGCTGGGACATGTGCCCGGACTGCATCGCGGTGCCCAGGCTCGTCCAGGCACCGGCGCCACCCGAGATGGCGAAGGTGCGGGACCCGCTGGGCATTACGCATGCGGCGAGGAGCAGGTCGCCGACGACGACTGAGCCGTCGTTGGGGATGGTGGCGGCCGCAGAGGAGCCGGTGGAGAGGGTGACGGTGTCGGCGAGGTGGGTGAGCTGCCCTACGGCCATGGCGCTACCTCACAGAGCGAAGATGCCGGAGGCGTTCCAGGAGGCCACGATGTTGCCGCCGTTGGGGGTGACGCCCACGCCGTCTATGTAAGCGATCAGGCTGCTCGTCGCGTCCACGCCGGTGTGCTTGTAGAGCACGACGGCCTCGACGCTGTCCCCGGTGACGGCAGTGAAGGTGACGTCTGCGGCGTCGAACACGCCGCTTGTGATCGTCTTGGAGCCGAGGGCGGAGGAGACGGCGACGCGGGCGCCGGCCGGAACGTCGTCGAGGAAGTCGTGGCCACTGCTGTACGTGTAGTCGGCGGTGTCCACGATGATCGCGCGGATGTCGTCGGCGGCAAGGTCGATGTCGCCGCCGAGGAGTAGCTGCTTGAAGGACGGATAGAGGGCGCTGGCCATGGCACTCCTTCAGGCGGCTTTGGGGTTGCGCTGGGGCATTGGCCGGTAGGTAGCTGCATGTGCCGCGACTTCAGGCAGCGCGTACATGGTCTTGAACTCGCGTCCATTGCCCGCGTACTCGCTGGGCCGTCCCTTGAACCGCCGAATCTTCCCGCGTCGCGCCCACTGGCGGATGACGGTTCCGGGGACCCCGGTTGCCTCGGTGGCTTCGTTCTCGAAGACGAGGTCGTTGGGGTACAGCTGATGCAGTTCCATGCCACCCCCGGGAATACGAAAAGCCCCCGGCGAGGCCTGGGGCTGAAGCGGCGGCGGGCATAGGTGTTCCGCCTCAGCGCACTGTGACATACGCGAGATCAAGACGTCAAGGAAGGCCGGTTCGAGCCACAATCACGGGCGTCCGCCCCTGCGGGACCTGGCTGCCCGGCATGATGCCGTTATGGGCGTCTCCTACATGGTCCGCGGGTCGACTGAGGCCGAATGCCGGCATGCGTTGGACCGGCTGTGTGCGGCGTTGGGTGCAACGCCGACGACGGCCCCGATCCGGGCTGCGGGTCCGGGGTGGCTGGCGCGGGCGGTGCCTACGCCGAAGGCCCCCGCGGACAGCGAGGGCCTGGTCGAGCGGTAGGTCAGGCTGACGCGTTGGCGGGGTGTTCGCGCCTGTAGGTGGCGATGCACTCGCCGCAGAGGTCGCCGACGTACTCGTCGCCGCTCATGTAGTGGTGGGCGCCGCAGAAGTAGCCGCCGCATCCGTGGTCGTCGCCGCCGGGCGTCTGGCCGCACAGGTAGGCGAGGCCGCGGTCGATCTTCTCGTCGCAGCCGTCCTGCTCGCAGACGGCGTCGACGGCGTATCCGGCTTCGATCTTCTGCCCGTTGCGGTTGATCGTGTAGTGGGCGTATCCCATGGCTTCCTCCTTGGGTTGGGGTGAGTGTGGCAGTGGGGTCTGTCAGTTGCCGTTGTTGGTGGTCCTGGCCCAGATGCCGCGGGTCTGCGTGGTGACGTTCCGGTGTTCCTGACTGACAGGCCCGTTGTAGTTGTGGGTGTGGGAGTCGGGCACGAGCGTCTTGGCGCCGCGGAGCATCCGTGCGATGGCGAGGATCGGCACGGCCACGGCCGCGGGGGCAGCGCAGATCATGGCGATGACGGCCGGGTCGGCGTAGTCGGAGGCGATGAGGACGAGCGAGGTGGCGCCGCCGACGGACATGGTGACGACGCTGCCGGCGAGCATGAGGGCGCTGGTGTCGGTCGCCTTCTGGCTCATCGGGGGCCTACCGGGCTGGGGTACGGGCGGGGTGGGGCCGACGGCGGGCAGGAGGCTGGTGTCCCGGTAGGAAGTGGGGGTGTTGAAGGCGTCGGCGATGAGTCGTTCAGCCTCGGCGCGTTCGGCCTGGGTGTAGTCGGGCATGGCGGTTCTCCTGAGAGACGTTTGGGGTGGTTTGTGAGGGGGTGTGCGGGCCGCTGTGCGGACGCTGGCCGAACCGGCCTTCCGTGGCCGCTATCTCCATATATGTGCGGTTTGTGCACAGGCCGCACACCCGCACACCTCACGCGCCCGCACAGCGCGTCTGCCCAGGTAGACGGGGGTGTGAGTAGATCGGCACACCTTCGGCACACCCCCGCCGCACACCTGGCCTCGAAGCTCGTCCGGATCAGACTCCGGCCAGGACCGGCAGGACCCGGTAGACGCCGGTCTCTCCGGTCGGGGCAAGCCGCTCCCCCTTCTCGCCGATCTTCTTCAGCTCCTTCGACACCCACGAGCGGTCGCGCCGCAGCTGCTCGAAGTACGGGGCGAAGTCCCTGACGGCGACGGTGCCGGGGCCGACGGAGGCCAGGGTGTCGATCAGTTCGTCGAGGAGCTCGCGGGCCGCCTCCGCGCTCGGCTTGTCCTTCGGAAGATCCACGACAGCCTCGACCGGCGGCAGTTCCTGCTGCAGATCGGCCAGCTCCTGCTCGGCGGCGTCGGTCATGTCGTCCTCGATTTCGATGGGTTCGGCCGGGGCGCGGCCCGGGTCCAAGGCGCGGGCCTTGCGGTTGGCGTACAGCTGACCGGCCACCTTTTCCGCGGCGGTGGCGGTGACGGTGTCGATGGCGGCTCGGATCCCCGCGAACTCGTTGACCAGCCAAGCGGCGGCCTTCTCGTACTCGCCGGACGGGCCGGTCCAGAAGGTGCGGGCCGGATTGGCGTACATGTCCTCGTCGATACCGGCGCTGACGAGGTACACGTACCCCTTGCGCTTGTTGCCCCAGGCTGCCGGGTTGGCCCCAGCGTCGAGGACTTCTTCGGGGAGAGCGAAGGAGGCGTCGTCACCGCGGACACCGAAGCAGGCTGCGGCAGGAAGGGATGCCCGGGTATCGGTGGAGAGCTGGTAGCCGGAGGCGCGCTGCATGGAGACGACGAGGGAGACGCCGGCGGAGCGGGCTTCCTGGGCAATGCCGGTGAAGGTGTCGTCGCCGAGTTCGCGGAGAAGCTTTGCTGCCTCTTCGAACCACGCGACGAGGTACTGGATCCCGGGGCAGCCGCATGTGCGGCCCTTCTGGCAGGAGTGCGCCTTGCTGGTCTGGGGCTCGGCTGCGGCCGGCTCCCAGGCCCGGTAGCCGTGGTCGCGGAGCCATGCGGTGCGGGCGGGGATGACGGCCTGGACGGCGGCGACCATCGCGCCGGCAGACGGGGTGTCGAGCGCCGCCCAGTCCATCGCGGGGACCAGCGGGAGGAAGTCCTGCCCGGCCTTGGCGGCGTCGGCGAGCCAGACGGCTACGTCCTTGCGGGTCAGGAGCTCGAACATGACGTCGAGGGCGCCTTCGGTTTTGCCGGAGCCGGTCATCCCCATGATCAGGATGTGGATTGCTTCGAGGAGCGGCAGGAGGAGTGCGCTGCCGTCGTCGTACACTCCGATCCGCAGGGGGACGGCTACGGACTGGGCGGCAGCGTAGGGGCCGGGCCAGCGGGTCGGGGTCTTCAGCATGTCCTCAGGAACGATGACGATCTGGCCCTTGCGTGCGCTGTCGGGGTCGTGCTGGATACGGATCGCGGTGGTGGGAACGTCGAGGGCGGAGGCGATGCGAGGGATGGAGCGGGCGACGTCCTCATTGGTGAGTTCACCGGCGGGCAGCTCGTAGGGAACGGTGACCCGGTTGGGTTCGACCCTGACATCGCGAAGCTTGGTGCGGGCCAGACCGACCTTCTCCAGCAGGCCCTTGTCGGCGTCCGAGCCGGTGTCGTCTCCACCGCGCATCATCTGCCGCAGGTTCCAGGACAGGGCAAGGCCGGCGCCGCCCATCACGTACATGTCGTTCAGCGGCCCGGCAAGAGGGCCGGCGAGCGCTGCCGCGGTCGTCCAGGACGTGCCGGCTGCGACGGTGATGGCGGTGTGGAGGCGGCGCTGCGGCCCGGCGGACTTGCCTGCCCACCAGGCGGCGGCGGTCAGGCCGACGGAGACCAGGGTGAGGCCGACGCCGGCGGGGGCGGAGTCCGCCCACATCAGGTTCCCGCCTGCCCCGGCGGCTCCGACGCAGCCGGTGATGATCCATGGCGGGCTGTACGGCTTGGCCCGGTGCCACAGCCAGCCCTTCAGGCCGGCCGCGGAGGAGCCTCCGTTCAGTCGGTCGTCGTGCCGCTGGGCCAGTTCGCTGCTCGCCATGGCGGTGTCTCCTCTCAGAACGTGAACGGGTTGGTGGTGGCTGCCCGCTGGGGTCGCGGCCGCATGAGGTCGGAGTACTCGCGGGTGAAGGCGGCGTAGGCGGCGACCGCGGCCTTGGCGGCGGAGGTCGCTCCGTCTCCGGCCTTCTTCAGCTGCCGGCCGACCTTGCGGGCCCGGAGCCGTCCCTGGATGGGGTTGTCGCCGGGCAGGGTCTGTGCCTGGGCCAGCCGGGCTTCGAGGATCTTGGAGGCCATCGCGAGTTCGATCGCGGCGTGGACCATGACGGCGCGGACGTGGTTGCAGTAGGCGCGGACCTCGTCGGTGTTGTTGAAGGACGGCTCGCCGAGCATGAAGTGGGAGGGCTGGTTCGCTCCGGCCATCTGCCCGCCGGCCGGGGCGGGTGCCTGCCGGTTGCCGTTGTTGACATTGAAGTTGACGCCGAAACTGGGGGCGAAGCCGGTGAAGTTGTTGGTGGAGTTCTTGCCGGACTGCTTCTTGGTGTGCGCGCCGTTCGCGCCCTGCGGCGGGACGGTGGTGGTCATCGGATGGTCCTCTCATCGGAGGTCTGGGTGGTGGCCTTGTGGGCTGCGATGGAGGCCTGCCTGCGGGCGGCGTCCACGAACTTGGGGGCATCGTTCGGGCGGCGGATTCCGCGCACCTTCGGGCCGGTCTTGGAGCCGCGCCCGGTTCCGGTGGGGAGATGTGGAACATGCTGGGCTTTTGTGACCTTGACGGGGGTCTCTCCGGGGGCGGTGGAGCGGGCGTGAAGGACGCGTCGTGTGGCGTTGTTCCGGCCGTTGATGATCTCGACGCTTTCGCCGGGTTCGGTGCCCTCGATGTCGAGATGCGCTTGCCGCCAGATGTCCTCGGTGACGGTCGTTTCCCCGAGCGCCGCGGCAAGCTTCTTGGCGTGCTTCCACACCTCGGGGAAGTCCGCCTCCCGGTCGGCGGCCAGCTGGGCCGCCTTCTCCGCGGCAGCGGCATCGGCTGCCTCCTGCTCGGCGCGCCGCTGCTTCTCCGCCTTGGCCTGCGCGACCGCCTCCGCGCGCTTGTTCCTCCGGGCGGTCCAGCGCTGGCGCCAGGTGGGCTTGCCGTCTCGGGATCGGATGCGTCCGTGCTCGTGCAGGTCCCAGATGCCGGGGCCGGCAAGTGAGGCGATGGCCGTACCGGCGGCGGTCGCGGTGTCGAAGGCGGTCAGCCCGTGCCACAGGTTCACGCCGGCGGCGACGAACGCGAGGGCCCAGGCGATGAGTCGGTAGTGCCAATGCGGCCGCCGGTCGTCGACTGCCGCTGCGGCGCCGCGGAGGACGACCCAGGCTGCTCCTTCGAGAACGAGGGGGGCGGCCAGCAGGTAGCGGGCGTCCTCGCGGTAGAAGGCGTTCATCTGGACCGGGAGCGCCACGATGCCGCAGACGATCGCGAAGCCGATCGCCGCGTGCCGCCAGGATGTGGCGGACTTCTCCCTCTGCTCGTCGGCCTCAGCCTCGGCGAGGTCGGCCGCTTCGGCTGCGAGCCGTTCCTTCTCGGCTTCGCGGGCTTCGGCGGCCGCCTTGCGCTCAGCTTCGGCGATCTTCGCGTTCTGCTCGGCCTCGAACCGCTGGAGCTGGAGCGCGGCCCGCTTGTTGGCCAGGGTCTGCTTCTCGGCCTCGGCGGCGGCCTTGGCACGGACCGCTTCGGCTTCGGCTTCGGCGGCGATCCGGCGGGCTTCGGCGTCGGTGGCCGCCTTGGTGCGGATGGCTTCCGCCTCGGCGAGGGCCACCGGGTCGAACCGCGGCGCGACGGCAGCGCCGTTGATGTGGTCCAGCTGGGCGGTCATAGCGATGTCCTCCTCGGTGTGACCGGTTAGGCGGCGGCCAGGGTGCGGAAGCCGTCGAACTCGGGGGTGACGGGCGCTTCGGGGTACAGCAGGTCGAAGTCGGCGGCGAGAGCTTCGTAGCGGCGCATGCCGAGTTCGTCGCCGCGTCGGCGGGCGTCGAGGTAGCGGTCGATGAGGGTGGTGGCGGTCCGGTCGGCGTCGTCGAGCCGGTTCAGTTCCAGCTCGGTGATCAGGTGGAGCGGCATGGCGGTGGTCCTTCCGGTGGTCAGGCGGGGTGGGATGGGGTTCAGGCGGTGGGGCGGGGCATGGCCCGGCAGGTCTCGGCATGGGCCTGGGCCTGCTCGTGGATCGTGGCGGCGGAGAACGGGTCACCAAACGGGCCCGTGTACTTGCCCTTGCTCGTCCCGGGGCAGGCACGGCAGGCCCAGTGCGACGGGTGGCCACCCAGGACATCCACGGTGGAGCCACCGACGGTCAGGTACCGGTGGGTCACACCTTCGGGCCAGGCGGGGGCGAACGCGGTCAGGTGGGTTTCGGGCATGGCTGTCCTCCGGTTGGTCGTGCCGGGGTGGGGTGGTCTAGCTGCGGTGGGTGTGCTGCTGGCCGGCGCCGAGCTGCGCGGTGGCGTTGCGGGCGTCCGCGGCGGCCTGCGCGGCCTGAGCAGGCGGCCTGTAGTCGGACTGGCAGTCCGCGACCGTGGTCGGCTTGCTGGCGAAGCTGTGCTCGCGCGGGGCGGAGGCGGCCATCAGGCGGCGCTCGGGGCGAGGCGCAAGTCAACCTCGGACCTCGGAACGCGGATGGCGCCGCCTCGGCGGGTGTCACCCTCGGGCCGCTCCTTGCCATAGCGGATGGCGCGCATCTCGTCATTGGCGATCCACCGGTAGACGGTGGGCTTAGAGACTCGGAGGGCTGCCGCGACTTCTTGCACGGTCAGCAGTCCTGAGTTGTCGGGCAGCATCTGGCAATCACTCCAATCCGTTGCTCTGGGCTGATGTTCTCAACTGTAGGTGGAGTCTTGAGAAGTGACAACCGTATCGAGCTCATCGGCATGTCTTGTCAGCCCTCACCCCCGACCTGAGCTGCCCGTATGGTTGGAAATTCGCTACGTTCTCAACAGGGCTAGGCAATGAGAGGAGTGACGGATGGTGGAAGGCAGGTGGGTGGGAAACTCATCGCCCTACCTGGCCGCAGGCGGGGATACCTGGGCAGAAGAGGCTGCCGCTGCTGGAGCTGTAGGCAGCCAGCGCATCGTCTACGCAGGAGGAACGGTTCCTCCGGAGGGCGTGAGGGCCGCACTGCGCCTCGCCCCCAACGAGCCGGCCGTCCTGCGTCGGCGGCTCATCCTGCTGAACGGCCGACCCGTAGAGATCGCGGACTCCTATTGGCCGGCGGACGTGGCTGTCGACACGCCCCTCGAAAACCCCGGCCGCATCCGCGGCGGCGCAGTCGCGGCGCTGGCGGAACGCGGCTGGACCCCCTCCGACGTGCGAGAAGCCGTGACCGCCCGGCCCCCCACGGCTGAAGAGTGCCGTCTCCTAGAGTCGCCACCCGAAGAGTGGGTCCTGGTACTCACGCGCCTGATCGTCAACAGCTCAGGCAGGCCCTATGAGGTCGCGGTCATGACCTCCCCCGCAACCACCCGCCAGCTGAACTACTCGATGAAGGTCGACTGATATGGCCAATGCACCCAAGGAAGACCCCAGCGTCTGGTCGACCCAGGATCAGATCGCTGCCTATCTGCGTGACGGAATCCTCTCTGGCGACTTCCTGCCTGGGGAGAAGCTACCGTCGAGCCGAGCGCTCACCGACAAGTTCGGCGCCGCCGCCCAGACGATTCGCAACGCAGTCATCACGCTGGAGAAGGAAGGCCTGGCCTACTCCAAGCAGGGCTTGGGAGTGATCGTTCGAGAGCATCCGCAGCGAACGATGGAGCCAGCCAAGTACAAGACCCCACCCACGGGCGACGGCAAGTATCAGTGGATCGCTGAAGCGGAGAAGCGCGGTTCGGCGGGCAAGAGCGAGCTACGCGAGGTCGAGGAGGTTGTCCCGCCCGCGGCCATCCGCGCCGCCTTGGGGCTGGACGAGGGGGAACGTGCCCTGCTGCGGCGGCAGGTGCTGTTCCTGGATGACGAGCCGTGCGAGCTGGTCGAGTTGTACGTGCCGCTGGACCTCGCCGCTGGAACGCCAATCGCGGAGCACCGCAAGATCCGAGGTGGCGTCGGGCGTGTCCTCGCGGAAGCCGGCTTCGCGCCGATCCGCTGCGTCGACAAGGTCGCTGCGCGGTGGCCGACGCCGGAACAGGCGCAGGCTCTTCGCATGCCCACCAAGCTTCCGGTCCTGAGGACGTTCCGAGTCACGTACAGCACCAACGACCGCCCAATCCAAGCCGAGATCATGGCCAAGGCGGGCCACCTGTACGAGCTGCAGTACGAGTTCTGAGCGGCCAATGCCCTCCTGACCCTGAACGCACGAATGCCCCGCTGCCCATCCGGGCAGCGGGCCTTCTTCATGCCGCGGCCCTTCCCGCCATGGGCAGCTGCAGTACCTCGCTGTGCCCGTACTGGGTGTCGCAGCCGGGGCAGCGGGCGCCGGGGGTGTCGATGGTGACGCGGAGGACGGTGCCGCACGGGCATTGGACGGGGATACGGCGGGGCGGCTTCTCTCCGGTCAGCTGTCCTTCGGCCTGCCGGCGTATCTGGCTGATCTCGCGGGCGAACTCGGCGAAGGCGGGGTGGGAGGCGGCGGCCCACGCGAGGTTGATGCGGAGGGCGTGGACGGCCTGGTCGAGCTGGCCTTGGAGGTCGCCGGCCCAGCGCGGGTAGCGCCAGCCGAGGGTGTCGTGCCAGTCGACGAGCCAGGTCTGCAGGATCGTGACGATGCCCCCGCGGGAGGTCAAACTCAGCGGCTCCAGCCGGACGGGGATGGGGGCGCCGCGGGTGCCGGAGACGACGGGACCGCCGCTGCTGCTGCCGGGGGTGAGGCTGACGGCGAGCTGGGCGTACAGGCCGTCGGGGCCGGCGAGGGTCCGGAGGTGTTGGTCGACGCGGGCGGTGCAGGGGCGGCAGGCCTGGTAGTCGAGCTCGTCGGCGTAGAGGGCGCTCGTGCAGACGGTGCAGTGCATTGGTGCTCCTTGCGGCGGCGCGGGTGGTCAGGCGTCGAGGTGTCGGAGTGCGATGCGGAGTCCGGCGGCGATGCTGCTGTGGCTGATCGCGCCGGCTTCGGTCTGGCTGAGCGGGACGCATTCCTCGTGGTGGTCGGCGTCGGCGCGTATCCGGTCGGTGCGCTCCTGGATGACGGCGAGGATGGCGTCGACGAGCTCCGCCTGGCCGGCGGGTGGGAGCCACCATTGGCCGTCGCGGATGGCGTGCCGGGCGGCGGTCAGGGCCTGGTCGCGGAGGGCGGTCACAGGACGGCCTTCCTGACGGCGTTGACGTGGTCATCGAGGCGAGCGACGAGGTCGGCTGCGGCGCGGCCCAGCTGCACGAGGGTGCCGGTCACGAGGGGCCCGGTGGGGGCGTGCAGGAGCTCGTCGGCGGCGCACGGGTTGGGGCAGTCGATGCGGCTACAGGTGACGTGGCCGCCGTCGCCGAGGAAGAGCGATGCGCCTCGGCAGGCGGGGCAGCGGCCAGCCACGTCGGGGAGGGCGGGCTGCTTGAGCGAATGCCGGTGGAAGCCGTGCTCAAAGCAGAAGCCCTCCTCGCCGGAGCACTTTGTCGAGTCCGGCGGCTCGGAGACTTCCGCGCTGACGGCTGGGTCGTTGACGCCGGTCCGGATGCAGGGGTTGTCGGTGCACTGGCAGTCGGCGCAGTGCACGCAGAACGGCAGCTCGCGGTAGTTGCGGTAGACGACCGGGCCGCCGCCGCACACGCAGCAGGCGGGCTCCTCCGTGGCAGTCACCTCCAGCCGGAGGCCCTTCGCGCGGGCGGCCTGCATGAGGGCGGTCAGGGTGGGGTCGTCGTCGGTGACGGGTAGGTGCTGCTCGGGGTGGCTGCAGCACTGGTCGAAGCCGCCGTGGCAGTCGGACTCGACCTCGCCTGCGGTGGGGCAGAAGTAGGTGCTGGCGCCGGGCTTGCAGACGTGCGGGTCAGTGGAGTTGGTCTCGGTCACAGCAGATTCCCGGGGTGTGGAGGGTGGTGGTCGGGCGGGGGATCTCGAAGCCGTGCATGTCGAGGAACGCGGCTTCGTCGGGGTCGATGCGGGAGACGTGGGTCCAGTGGCCGGTCGGCGGCTGCTCGGCGGTCACGGCGCGGCCTCGGCGGCGAGGCGGTCGCGGTGGGGTGTGGCGCCGGGCGCGCCGTCTTTCCACCGGAGCGTCGTCTCGTCGGCCTCGGGCCCGCGGTGCCAGTCGTCGTCGTGTCGGGCGGGGAGGGTGCAGTGGTGGAGGCGGGCCGTCACCGAGTCGTCGATACGAGCCGTACACGTCATCGCGGGCTCCCGTTCGGGTTGGTGGGCTCGCTGGCGTCGAGGAGGGCGAGGGCGTGCTGGAGCAGGGCCCGGCAGATGGCGCGCTCGCGGGGGTCGGCGGGCGCCTGCTCGTCGACCTTGGTGATGGCCGTGCCGTAGGTGGAGAGGTAGACCAGGGTGGGCCCGGCGGCGGCGCTGATGGTCCATGCGGGCTCGTCTGTGGGCATTCCGGCGATGGTGTCGGGGTCGACGTCGGGGCCGCCGGGGTTGTGGGCGGGGCATCCCTCGGGGCAGCCGTGGGCTTCGCCGATGGCGTGGGGGTCGCTGATCTCGATGTCGGTCATGAGGGCCTCCGGTGTCGTGGCCGTGTGCGGCCGTTCGCGGGCCGTTCGGGCGCGGGCGGGCCGCCGGGGTCCGGGCGGCCCCAGTTCGTGGCGTGGGGGTCGGTGTGGCGGGTCTGCCGGTCCTGCTCCTCGCCGTGGCGGAGGGCGTAGCTGAAGGCGACCGCGGCGAGGGCTATGACGGTGAGGCCGCCGGCGACGAGGGGCAGGGTCAACACGGGGCTACGCCTCCCAGCGGCGGACCGGGATGCCCGCCCGCTCGGCCGCATTCGCGCATCCGGTGGCGCCGTGGCTGCCGTGCGGGCCGGGCTTACGGCAGCGGGGCGAGGTGCACGGTCCGATGAAGGCGAGGCACTCCTCCGCGCCACGGCTGACCATGTGGGCGTTGCGGCGAGGGCCGCACGCGGGCCACGGGCCGTGCTCCTCGGCCGGGTGCGGCTCGATGTCGACGGGGTAGCCGCTGCGTTGTGCGCGACGGGCCCATGCGTCGGCGTGGCCGTCGGTGCCACGCAGGCGGCCATAGCGGTCCTGGCAGGCTCCGTGCACGAGTACGAGACGTTGGCCGGGCTGGAGGCCTTGAAGTCGCTGGTCCAACGCTGCGTTGACGGGCTGGGGGTCTTGGGCGTCGCGGCTTCCGGTGACGAGGATGCGGTAGGGCGCGGGCTGCTGGCTCATGCTCCGGCCCCCTCGGCGGCGCGGCTGACCGGGTCGTAGCCGGTGCAGGTCGGCGCTGTGGTGTCGTCGGGGTCGCAGGAGTCGCAGAGCAGGCGACCGGACACGGTGACGTGCTCAGCCTTCGCGTGGCTGCACATGCAGGCACCCCTGGCTTGGCGCAGCGCTTCGGCGGTGGCGTCGGCCCCCTCGGCGGTGGCACGGGTGGGCAGCTGCCTCGCGAGGACTTCGCGGGCCACGGCTTCGGCCGCGTTCCACATGTGGTAGCCGGGCTCGTTGTCCCGGTAGGGGGCGAGCCAGGCCAGGGCATCGGCCGTGGCGTTCATCCACTTGGCGATCTCGGCGACGGCCTCGGCGGGGATCTGCGGGTCGTATCCCTCGTCGAGGCCGCGCGCCGCCTGATCGGCAAGGTGGCGGGCGGCGGCTTGCATCTCGGCAGCCTGGGGCCAGATGGTGGGCTTGCGGTCCGTCATGAGGGCGGGTCCTTCCGGTGGTGTGGGTGGTGTCCGGGCCGGCCGCCCCAGGACGGGGGCGACCGGCAGCGGGGCGGGGTCAGGCGGCGGGATCCACCTCGGGGTGGGTGAACCGGACGGGCTTGCCGAGGCTTCGGGCGTAGGCGATCTCGGCGCGGGTGCTGTCGCCGATGTAGTCGCCGACTACGAGCACCTCGTCGGCGAGCCGGATCTTGGCTCGGTGCAGGCCGTCGAGCCGGACCTTGAGCTCCTCGGCCTCGACCGGGTCGGCCCAGCGGGGGTGCGGGCTCTTCATGTCGCAGCCGGGCATCACGACGATGTGGCCGTCCGCGGTGAGCTGCAGGTCGGCCTCACCCATCTCGGTCATGAAGCGGGTGCTGCCACAGATGCAGACGATCTTCGGGATGTTGAGTCGCTCCTTGGCACTGGCGAGCTTCTCTTCCGGGGTGAGCAGTTCGGGGTAGGACATGTGGGTTTCTCCTTGTGCGCGGGTCGGGTCAGGCGAGTTGGGGCGGCGGACTGGGCGTGGCCTCTGAGGGCCTCTCAGGCGCTCTGGGCTACCCGACGACCTTCACGGGCTCCCGTCGCGCCAGACGGGCGTACAGCGGCCCCGATGGCCGTCTCTAGGTCCCGGACGGGAATGCTGCGGACGCCTCGCCGCTTGGCTGTCTGAATCAGCCGCCGGACGGGGGCCAGTTGGTGCAGGTATCGGATGCGGGACTCGTTAGCCCGGAAGCCCGCGGCGCTGCGGCTGTACGCGGCGGCGATGCCAGCCCGGAGTCGGGCCGCCTCGGCCGCGGTGAGCGGTCCGCGTTCGGCACGGTCGGCGAGAACGAGGAGCTGCTCGCGGGTGGGAGGTCGGTCGGTGCGGAGGCCGCGCATCGGGGTGTCCTTCCGTGAGAGGCTGGTCGGGCGCCCGCCGGACTTCGACTCCGGCGGGCGTCCTGCTGTTCAGGCGGCCATTGCGTCGAGGTCGGCGCACAGGAGGCGGCGGTAGCCCTCGACGGCCTGGCGGGTGACGACCCCGTTGCCGAGGATCTTGAGCTGTTGGTTGCGGGGCAGGTCGAGGTCGGTGACCCAGCCGTCGGCGCAGCCCATGAGCCACTCGACGAATCGCGGGGTGAGGCGGCGGTTGCCGCGCGCGCCCGGTTCGCTTGGTGCCGGGGCGGGTCGGCCGGTGATGACGGTCCACCGGTGGATGGCAGGCCCGTAGTCGGCGCCCTCGCTGGTGATCCAGCGGCCCCGTTCGAAGTCCGCGGGGAGCAGCCAGGCGATATCGGTGAGTGTCTTGCCTGCGTTGAACGGCTTTCCGGGTGTGCGCCGGGCGATGAAATTCCGGGTTCCGCGGGCGTCGGCGACGGTCGGCGTCGACATGAGGACTACGCCGTCTTCTCCCGCGGCGCCGGCAGCAGGAACACCACTTCGTCCTCCAGCGTCGGCCCGTGTCCGCCCGCCTTCCGCTTGTCCGGGTGCTGCGGCCCACCGTTCACGCCAAGCTGCGCTGTCGGGGTCTTGAGCAGTGGGATAGGCGATGAGGAACCAGCGGTCCCGCGGGTGCGGGGCGCCGACGGCAGGGTCGCCAGCTCGTACACATGTCCATCGCGCGTCATACCCGATCGCGGCCAGCTCGGCGAGGACTTCGCCGAGGCCCCGCGACCGGATCGCCGCCACGTTTTCCAGGAAGACGAGCCGGGGTCGAATGACGCGAACAGCTTGAGCAACGTTCGTCCAGAGCGCGGAGCGGGCATCGAGGAGTCCTTTCCGGAGGCCGGCGTTGGAGAGGCCCTGACAGGGGAAACCGGCTGACAGGGTGACGATCTGGTGCTGGGCGGCGAGGGCAGCCCAGTCGATCTTGGTGATGTCGCCGAGGTTGACGGCCCGCGGGAAGCGGGCGGCCATGACCTGGGCGGCGTAGGGGTCGTTCTCCGCGTAGACGGTGGTCTTGTTGCCCGTGATCTGCTCGACCGCAAGATCGAGGCCGCCATAGCCGGAGCAGAGGCTGAGATTGATGCTCACCGGGTTACCTTTCGGGGGCGCGGCGGGATGGGCTGATGCCATTCAGTGCCGTCGAGGGCGGCGAGGAGCTGCTGCTGGTGGCGGGTCTTTTCGACGGTGGTCCAGCGGGGCCGGCGGGGGTTGTTGAGGGCGGCGCGGATGCGGGCCTGCTGCTGCTCGGCCGTGGAGGCGGTCACCGGTCGGCCTCATCGGAGGGCAGCGCGTACCCGGCGCGCTCCAGGTCGGTGACGAGGTCGCTCGCGTCCATGCCCTGTCCGTCGTTCACGTCCTCGTACCAGTCGGCGACGATGCGGAGGATCGCGGTGGCCTCAGGGTTCTGCTTCGGGATGGGGATGAGGACGCTGGGGTCGAGGGCGTTCAGCGTGGCGGCCAGGCAGTAGCGGGCGCCGAAGGCCTCGCTTCCGGGGTCCTCGCTCCAGAACATCAGGTCATCGAGGACGGCGAGGGCTCGGCGGGCGTCTGAGATCAGGCGGTCGGTGTCGGTCATGCTGCGGGCCTTCCTGCTTCGGTGTAGCGGGCGGGGTGGACGGGGTTGCTGTCGGGGCATTGGATGCCGTTGTCGTGGCAGGGGGTGCCGGGTGCGGTTTGGCAGGTGGGGCAGACGGCGGTGGCGATGGCGTGGGCGGCCAACCGGGCGGGGCAGGGGTCGAGGCGGACGGTTCGGGTGCGGCCTGCCTTGGTGGTGCAGCGGGCGTTCTCGGCGGCGGCGCAGTGGGGGCAGCGGATGGTGAGCGCGGGGTGCCGGGGCGGGCGGCCGGCACGGAGGGCGGCGGGCATCGGCGCGGAACGCGGGCGGTCGGTCATCGGGGGCCGCCCTGTACGCGTCGCGGCCCGTAGCCGAGCCACGTCGCTTCGAAGGCCCTGGGCCTGGTGCCCATCTCGGTTGCGTACTCGGTGATCGCCTGGCTGAGTGCCGCGCGCCATTGGCGGGGGCCGCGTTCGCCCGCCTGGATGTCACCGAGGATGGGCCGCAGCGGATGGGCCTGGATCTTGATTGCGCCGCGGGTGCTGTGTACGGCGTGCCGGTCGGCGTAGTGGAGCCAGTCGGCTCCGTCGAGTCCGGAGCCGAGCGCCATCTGGTCCATCCGGTCGCCGAGCTGGGGGCCGCCTGAGGTCCAGGCGTACCAGATCCGCACCCCGCCGCCGGGTCGGTGAAACTCGATCCAGAGGAACGTCTCGGGGTCGAAGCCGTCGGTGATGCCGGAGACGGCGGCCTTCTCGACGGGGGTGGTGTCGGTGCTGGGTGTGAGCAGGGTCGCGGTGGTCACGCTGCGTCTCCTTCGGTGTCGACGATCTCGGCGTCGGGGATGTCCTCGTCGGCTTCCTGGCGGGCGAGGTGGCGGGCGGACATCTCCCGGATGCGCTGTTCCTCGGCGGCCCGCTGTTCGGGCGTCTGGTCGGCGCGTCCGCTGGCGGCCCTCAGGCGGGCTGTGTGCGGCTTGGCGCGGGGTTTTCCCAGCGGCTGCTTCTCGGACGTCCCTGGGGCCTTGCACGGCCTGCCTATGGCCGCCTGGCAGGTCGGGCAGACGATGCCGAGCGGGCCGGACCGGCGGACGGTGTCGATGAGTTCGGCCTCGACGGGCCGCTCCTCGTCGTCGACGTACCGGTTTCCTTGCCAGCCGCGGTCTTCGAGCTCGGCCATGAACTGGCGGCTGGGCCCCCCCTCGAGGGCGAGCCGGCCGGTGGGTACCGGAACACGGCCGGAGGCGATGGCCTGGACCTGGCCGCGGTAGCGGGCGAGGTACTCGGCGGTGGACTCGCCCTCGATCGGCTCGTACTGGAAGTTCTCGAGGCGCGTGCTGCGGATCTTGGAGCGGAGGGTCCGCACGTGATGCGGCATGATCCACAACTTCGCTTCGGGATCCTTCGGCGGAGTCTTGTAGTAGGCGTCGACCGCAGCCTTCGCGTCAGCGTCAAGGGGCACGTCGTCCAGGGCGGAGGACCAGGCGACGGCTGCGGCCTGACTGGGCTTGCGGTTGTCGAACGCCGAGCAGTAGCCCAGCAGCTTCGCGGCTTCGTTGGGGTTCACGATGCGGGGTCCTCAGTGTTGAAGGAGTCTGCGATGGCGGCCCAGCCGGCGACGGTGGCGTCGGTGCCGGTGAGGGTCCGGCCGTTCGGGAGCTGGACGACGTTGCCGCGCAGTCGTTGCTCGGCCGCGTACTTGGCGCTGCGGCGGATCCACTTCTGCCACTCGGCATGCCAGTTCGCGCGGCGCTGTCCGTTGGCCCGGAAGTGGTCGACGAACTGTTCGGTCTCGTAGTCCACGTCGATGGAAGGGAAGGTGCCGGCGACCCAGCGGCGTCCGACGTCGCTGACCGCGAATCCGTCGTCGTCGATGGGGGCGTTCGGCGCGAGCCCCTGGGGACCGTAGGTAGAAGACCCCACCCCAGCCATCGCGGTTGTTGGTGGTTCTACTGGAGGTTGATTGGTGGTTACGGCGGCACTGGGTGCGTGACGTCCGGCTTTGAAATGCGTGACGTCACGTACTTCAAGTGCGTGACGGCCGGATTCTGAGTGCGTGACATCCGGTTCGGTCACGGCTTCTGCGTTCGTGACGGTCACGTCGTTCGAGTGCGTGACATGCTTGGCTCGAGAGCGTCGCTTCCGCTCCGCGGCAGCCTCCCGAGAGGCACCCTCCTCCCGCTCCAAGTCCTCCCAGTCGGACTCGGGGCGACGGAGATCCATGGCCAGCTTCCAGCGGATCCGGTCCTGCACCATGCCGTCCTGCTCGATCAGCTTCTCGGCCTCGAGCCGGCGCCACGCTCGCTGAACGGTGCGCCGGTCGTAGCCGGTGCGGTACTGGACGCGGGTCACCGACGGGTGGCAGTTCCTGCCCTTGGAGTTCGCGTGTTCGGCCATGGCCTGCAGGACGTGCCGTGCCGTGGTGTCGGGCTTCCCGGCCGGCGTTCGGAGCATGGGCGCGTGGTCCATGGCCCAGTTCACGGCTTCGATGCTCACGACTTCTTCTCTCTGGCTGCTTACTCGGACGGGGTCTGGCTTGGCAGGTCCACTTGCTGGCCGTTGATGCAGTGCCTCCACCAGCCGGGCCGGCCGGGGATGGCGATGGGCGGCCAGCCGGGTGTGGCGGTGACCTCGTAGGGCGGGGGCGGCTCGGGCTCGGGGGCGATGCGGAGGTGGCTCACGGCAGGCTTCTCTCTGGCTGGCTGTGCGGGTGGTGGGCTAGGCGGCGGTGCCAAGGGCGCTCTGCGGCCCCCTGGGGCCGAGGACCCGGTCGACGTAGGTGCGGTCCTTGCCGAGGCGGATGGCGGCCTCGGTTCGAGTGAGGCCGGCGACGGTGACCAGGAAGGTGGCTTCCTCGGCGAGGAGGTCGGCCTTGCTCAGGCCGTACTCGGGGGTGAAGTGCGGGTCGTCGATGGCGTCGGGGAAGCGCGCCCAGTACTTGGGCGGGGCCCACCGGAGGCTGGCGGCTCGGCGCCTGGCCCGTTTGGCGCTGGCCTTGCTGACTCCGTGCCGCTCCGGGGAGCTGTTTCCCAGCCGCTCGAATGCCAGGCGAACCGAGTGGGCGGTCTGGCCGCTGGTGACTTCCTTCTTCAGGAGGTCGTCGACCCAGCCGGGGTGAATGCCGATGATCGGCCCAAGCCTGACGAGCGGCCATCCGATGGCGGCAAGGGCCTGGATGCGGCGTCGGGTGCCGGTGGCGTCGATGGTGCCGGGGATGATGTCGGCAGTGGTGACAGCCAAGATCCGGGCCGCGGTTTCCGGGTTGGTGCGGCGCTTGCGCGGGCGGCCGACACCGGGGGGCCGGACGAATGACGTGATGTTGGCGGGGTGGTAGCCGAGGTGCTTGGCGAGCTTGGTGGTGCTGATGCCGGCGGCCTGGAGTTGGAGGATGTGCTGCCGGACGGGCTCAGCGTCGACGAGCTTGTTGTAGGTGTTGCCGCGCTTGGCTGCGTGGTGCTGTCGCTGCCATTCGTTGTAGCCGTCGTAGCAGGTGCGGCATTTGCATCCGTGCCACTTGTGACGGGAGAGGCTGCCATGGGGCGGGAGCGGCTTGCTGGTCACTGGGGGTCCTCCGTCCGGTGCTGGCGCTGGTTGGGGAGTTGGGTGGTGCCGCGGGGCGGGTCGGGCCAGATCTCGTACAGCTGGGCGATCTCGAGGGCTTTGCGGGCGGCGGCGAGGTCGCGGCGGACGTCGTCTTCGGTGCGGCGGGTGGTGGTGCTGGCCTGCCATGCGGCCCGGTCGCGGCGGGGCTGGTAGCTGCTGGCGAGGACGAGGAGTGCGCCGACCGCGATGACGACGGCCCAGTCGTAGGCGGTCATGCGACGGCCCTCCGTGCTGCGGCGGTGCCCGTCCACGTCCGGAGGCCGGAGTGGTGGCTCGTGGGCCGCGGGGAGGTCGTCCAGCCAACAGGGCGGTGGTAGCCGGCCTCGCGGATGAGCGTCGCCAGGCGCCCCCACATGTGGCTGTCGGGCGGCTGCGGGAGCCGGTGCCGTTCGGCGACCTCGTAGATGGTGTACGTCTCGCCTGAGGCTGCGGCGGCTATGTAGTAGGGCTCGACCTCGGCGTACCAGGTGTCGAAGTCGTCAGCTATGCGGCGGGGCGGGGTGGGGATGGTTCCGTCGAGGGTGGGCTGCACGGTCATGGCGGTGGTCTCCTCGCGTGCGGATACTGCTGGGTGGGGTCGGCCGCATGGCCCGCGGCCGACCCCCAGGTGCGGGCTACTGGTGGGGGCAGTCCTCGCAGAGGCCGTTGGCGTCCCACGGCCCGTTCGGGTCCTGGCACGGCGGGCACGGTCCCGCGGGGGTGGTGGTGGCCGGTCCGGCCGCCAGCTCGGGCAGGGCGACCCCGGCGAGCTGGCCGTTGCGCCACGCGGCCATCACCTGGTCGCGGCCGGTCTTGCCGAATCGGACGCTGTGGGTGCGGGCGCTGGCAGGGGCGATGCTGACGCCCGGTACGTCGTGGATGACGCCGGTTTCCGGGTCCGCCCACTCCGTGCCGCCCGCTGCGGTCAGCTCGGCTAGCACCTTCTTCTCGAATGCGGGCCGGACGCTGGTGCGGAACTCGCGCTCGATCTCACCGGCGTGGTTCTGGAGCACCCACGCCTTGAACGCGTCCGCATCGGTGACCTTGGCTTCGCTGCTGCCGGCGGTCAGGCTGACCTTGCCGACCTCGATGCCATCGGGGAGCGTGACGACGATCTGGCGGGTGCCGGTCTCCCGGGCGAGGTCGTCGAGCTGCTGCTGTACCTCGGCCCGCTTAGCCTTGTACGCGATGTTGATGACGTCGAGGAGGGTCTTGAGGTACGCCTCCTGCGCGGCGTTGTCACGGAGGCTCATGCGGCACCTGCCGTGCCGTTGAGGAGCTGCGTCATCTCGGTCAGCTGCTGCACTCCGGCCTCGGCGATGGGGAGGCCGTAGGACTGTTCGAAGTCGGCGTCGAGGGTGTCGAGTCCGACGCGGGCGGCGGTGGCCCGGAGCTGCTGCTCGGCCTCGGCCACCGGGTCCGCGAACTCGGCGTCGGTCACCGCGTCGGCCGGGGTCGGCGCCGGCGCGGCGGGTGCCGTCGCCTTGGCCTTGCCCACCTCGGCGATCTGGGCGAGGTACTCGGGGCGAGCGCCCTCAGCCTGCGCGTCCTTCCAGATCAGGCGGACGGTCGCCGCATCGGCGGCCTTTATTGCCTCGTGCAGGTAGTCGCGGCCCCCAGGGGTTAGGGATTCGGCCGGGACGTCGGCGACGGCGGCCTGCACTGTCGCTGCCGGGGTCGCCCACGGGTCTGGTTCCCCCTGCCGGACGACTCGCAGCTGCTGCACCTCGGCGTCCATCGGCAGCCCCTCGGAGTCCACGCGGGCGCCGAGTTCTTCCGGGGTGTAGATCGCGCCGTGCAGAACCTCGGGGCATGCGCCACGGACGCACTCGGCGATGGCTCGGGAGCGGAGCATGGCCCGCGGGTACTTCTCCCAGGACTGCGGCTCGCCCTTGGAGCTGCGGGAGTACGGGCGGTTGTTGCGGATCTCGCAGAGGCCGGCGGTGACCGCGTCGTCCAGCGTCCACTCGATGCGGTTCTCGAACTCCGGGTCGTCGTTGCGCCAGATGCTGACGACGCACGACGTGCTGCTGGGGGTGATGCGGACCCGGTGGCCGGCGCTCCTTGCACGGGACAGCATGAGGTCGGCCGACTGGGTCGGCTTGCCCTTGATCACGTGGATGGTGGTGATGGTGGTGACGACGTCGAGGCCGAGTGCGCGGCCGTATTCGAGGGCCCAGAGGACGGAGGAGGGCTGCCGGCGGTAGGCGTCGGGGAGGAGCGGCGTGTCGGCGAGGGACTCGCAGAACAGCCAGGCGTCGCGGGGGCTCATGGAGCCGAGGGAGAGGGCTCCGCCTGCCGGGTTGGGGTGGGCTTTGACGAGTTCGGTGCTCATCGTGATCCTTCACGAGGGTGTGGCGGGCTGGGGCCCCGGCGTGGGGCCCTCAGCGGTGGTTGGTTCGCCGGGGCGGCCGGTCGGTGCACGGCTGGCCCCGGCGGGCTTTCAGACGCCCGGCACGTGGCTCGGGCTGGTGCTGGCGAACGGCGCCAGGTGGAGCGGCACGACCGGGATCGGCTGCGTCTCGGTGACGGCGGGGTGTGCGGTGAGGGAGGAGACGGCGGTCTGGTTCTGTCGCGTGGCCTCGACCGCCCGGTCCCGTTCGTCCCGGTAGCGGTTGGCCTTCGCGTTCGCCGTGTCCCTTGCCTCCTGCGCCTCGTCACGCTGCCGGCGGAGGTCCCTGCTGCGGGCGCGTTCCTGGTCGAGTTCGGCGCGGAGCCGGGTGACCTCGTCGACCGCACGATGCTGGCCGCGGGCCCGGGTACGCTCCCGGAGGCGGGCTATAACGGGGTGGCTCACCAGGGCACCCCTGCCGGCTCGTCGTCCGTCACGTTCCCGCTGGCTGCGGCCCGGACCGTCGGAACCCACTCCGGTACCGGCAGCGGGTTCTGCCACCGGTTGGCACCGGACTCGGCCTTGTCGCAGACGTCGATGACGGCGTTGAGGCACCGGTTGAGGTAGGCCATCTCCTCGTCGACCGTCGGCTCGTGACCCTCGTACTTCGCCAGCCGGTCAGCCAGCTCCTCGACTCGGCGCTCGGCGATTTTCAGCTCCTCGCGGGTCTCTCCGAGGTCTGCTGTGATGAGGTTGAAGAGGGAGGCGCTGTAGACCGGCTCGGCGCGCGGGCACCGTCGCTCCTGGTTCTCGGGCTTCAGGTACCGCTGGAGGCCGATATGCGCGCTGATGGTGTCGGGCTGGTGGGTGAAGACGAGGCCTTCACCCTCAACCCATTCCCAGTCGTGGTGGGTGCGGGCGTCGTGCGGCTCGTCGGAGTGGTCGCAGTAGTAGCCGATGGGGGCCACCTGGTTTGCGTCGTCAGCCATGGTGGCCTCCGGTGTGGATTCGGTGCCCGAGGGCGATGAGTAGGGCGCCAGTCACGGCGGCAGCAGCGGTCAGCCAGGAGACGCGGCGGAAGGTCACAGGACGCCCCCGATCCGTGCGGCGAACTCCTCGTCGGACTCGACGTAGCCAGCACGGAGCGTCTCCGTGAACGCCGCCGCCGGCTTGACGGCCGTCTTTCGGCGGCGCGGGATCAGCGGCCCGTGGTAGTAGTACGCGTCCGGCAGCGGCAGATCCGGGCCCGAAGCGTCCGAGCTGAGCATCGGCTCCTTCGCCGGCGACCACTCGCCCGTCCACGCCCAGACCACACCGGTCACGTCGACGAACTCGCAGTCCAGGTCGAAGATGACCCCGTCGTGCATGTAGGGAGTCATGCCGCACGCTCCCCGCTGGCGAGCTGCCGCTCACGCCACGCCTTCAGCTCCAGCGCCGCGTCCGCCAGCTCCTGCAGAGCTTCCGGGGAAGCGCCGGACACGTGGACGGAGAGGACCCGGCCGACCTGCAGGCGGGCGAACTCCTGGCCGGCGAAGTCGGTGCCGTACACCGCCTCGACCACGCCGTCGCCGAGGTCGACACCGATCGTGCCGATGATCTGGGTGTCGCTCACGACGCCGCCGCCTTCGCGCTGCCGTCGAGGGCCATGCCGGCCGCCGGGCTGCAAGGGACCGCGCCGACGACGGTCCACTTCGCGACGGTGGAGTCCGGCTCGTAGCCGGTGGAACCCCACTGGTCGGTCACGATCCAGCGGGCCGGGTGCGGCGGCGACGGCCACAGGACCGCGAGGCACTTCCCGGACGGCGAGAGGCGGACCGAACCAATCAGGTCCGGCAGCGCGCTCGCGGGCTCTTTCCTCACGACTGGCCTCCGGTGCGGGTGTAGAAGTGGAAGTCGGGGACGGCCGGGTCGTCCAGCTGGTGGTGCTGCTCGGCCAGCAGGCCGGCCCTCTCGGCAGTGACCACATCCACGTGCTCAAGGACGATGCCGCCCGAATAGCCCTCGACGAGGACGACCAGCGCACCGTGACCGAGAGGCCAGGCCTTGCTGCGCGTGCGGGTGATCAGGACCGTCTTGGGGTCGAAGGCCGGGTGCTTCGGCCGCACCCACGGGTAAGCGACGACCCACGAGCCGACCGGATTGGCGGCGTTCCAGGCATCGGCCGCGGCCTGCGGGGTGGACGCGTCCAGGCGGGCGATGGGAAGGGAGTCGGTGTCGACGGGGAGAACGTCAGCCACGAGACTCACCACCAGCAGCGAGCCGGGCGGCGGCCACTGCTTCGGCCACGTGTACCTGGGTGTCCAGGTGAAGATCCCAGCGGGGTTCGAGCGCTGCCGCGACGGCGTCACGCTCGGCCTCCAGCTCGGCGACTCGCCTTTCGGCCTTCTCAGCGCGCGCCCGCCACCGGGCCTTGCCGGCCTTCTCGTGCTCGATCCGGCCGCGCAGCTCGCGGTCCAGACGGGTGAGGTCAGCGTCGGCCTCTGCCAGGACCTCGGCGCGGTAGGCGTCGAGCAGTCGGGCCGGGCGACGCGGGTCGTCCGCGACCGCCGCGTGGAACAGATCGAGTTCGTCGCGGGCGCTCATCGGGCACCGCCCTGAGACTCGTACCGGGCCAGGGCCTCGCGGTCGTTCATCAGACCGGACCAGTACGCGTAGAACAGCTCGTCGAGCGCGGCGGCCTTCTCGGCCTCCGGCAGCGCCTCGAACGCCAGCCGGCCGATCTCCTCGACCTCGAAACCATCCGGGCACGTCGCCCGCAACAGTTCCTCCGCCTCGTCGAACAGGGACTGGAACGGGGTGACGTAGCCGACCTGGTTCTGACTCATCAGAACGTCGAACTCGTCGGGGGTCTCGAAGCCGGGATCGGGCATGATGTGGGACATCGGTCCTCTTCTCCTTGCAGGCAGATGCAGGTGAGGGGTGGATCGGGAGGCCCTGGCTGGCCGGCTTCTGGGAGGTCGCCGGCGGTCGGGGCCGCATAGCCGGCTAAGCGGCTGCGGGGACGGCTTCGAGCTCGCGGGCCTTGACCCAGCTGTCGACTGCCTCGATGCGGGCGACGACGTTCTTGCCCAGACGGAAGGCGTGCGGGCCCTTTCCGGCCATCCGCCACTTCCGGTAGGTGCTCGGCGTGATTCCCAGGCGGGACGCGATGCCGGGCGTGACCTCTCCGTTGTCGCCCTCGTGGTCCTCGATGTAGATCAGGCCGGTCGGGGGCTTCGTCTTGGCGAGCTTTCGCGGCTCGGTGGGCATGTTGCTCCTTAGTCTGGATTCGGTTCGTTCGGATCTGGAGACGCTGGTGGCGCGAAAAGGACGAGCACTGCAACCCCAACCTCCCTCGCGATGTCGTGGGCGACTTGGTAGTCGCAGTCACTGGTTCGACCGCTGAGCAGGTGCCCTATGGCCGAGTGATGCGAGAGACCCACGGCCTCCGAGAGGGAGCGGATCGTGTGCGGCTTTCCACGCCCGGGGTGATCCATTACCCACTTGAGGATGCTCGGATCGCGGAGCGTATAGCGCACTCTCACTGGCTCTCCATCGGAACGCATCGGCTCTTGATGAGAACAGTCAAGCACGGCCGGAGCCGCCATGTCTACAGATCCGAACGGCTGGATGTGAAGTTTCGGCAAAGAGGTAAGGTCGCTAACATTGATCTGTAGACGATTCGTCTGCATGCAAGGATGGTTGTACGGCCTGGCCTGCGACTTTTGTAGCCAGTGCGGCCCATCATGGAGACAGCCGGAAAGATGGACGAGACTCTAGGAGACAGCGGCATGGCGGCACCCGCCCCCGACGAGACCCGCAGCAGCGCCTCCCGTGAGCCCATCCCCGAAGGGCTCGCACGCGAGCTCGACCGCGACGAGCTGAGCCGGCTCGTGCGAGAGGTCAACGACGACGGCCGCGGCATCTCCTACCAGGAGATGTCGGACCGAGCCGAAGCAGCCGGCCACCAGCTCTCCAAGCCGTACTTCCAGAAGCTGGCCACCAACGCCGTGACAACGGCCCCGTCGCCAGACCGCCTCCGCGCCATCGCCGCAGGCCTCCGCCGACCGCTCGCCGTCATTCAGCGAGCAGCAGCTGTCCAGTTCCTCGACTACGAGGCAACGGAACTCTCCGGCTACGACGACGACGTCCGCGTCATCGTGGCCCACCTGGCAGGCATGGGCGCCGGCGAGAAACGCCGCTGGCGGGCGATGATCGAGGCTGCAGAGCAGGCCGACCGAGATCACTAACTTGCGTTCTGGTTGATATCTGAACCGTTCTCTTGTCGGACCGTTGTAGTGAGCAGCGGGTCACGCTATGTTTTCGGACACTAGGCGATGCCCGCACCACAGGCACCAACGACGGGGTGCCTTGCGCGCACAAGGGGGCCGACATGCTGCGCTTCACCTACGAACTCAGTCACGATCTCAGCTCTGACGCACCCATCCGCATTCAGGAAGGTCGCGGGTGGGTGCACTACGAATTGCACAACGGAGTCTTCCTGCCGGAGGGTGCAGCCGCCCTGACCAGTGCGAGCCAGGCGCTCCTCGCCGGCGGCCAGTGGTTCCAGCTCTGGCGGGGAGACGTCATCTCCATGGAGACACCCGAGGGGCGCAATGGCTGGATATATCGAGGATCGATGGCTCACTAA